TGTTTAATTTCCCTGACAGGACAATTTAGCATCGATGCCATTGTATTTTTAAGTTGTATTCTTTTGTTATTAAGATTGCGTATGCTAATAGCTCGGCGCCCAATTTCTTCTAACGGCAACAATTGTTCTTGACCAGATTTAAGTTCTTTTTCCAATTCCCATATTAAATTATGTATTTGCATTAATTTAGCTATATGCGGTTGAATGCTATCTATGTTTTGCAAATCTATTTGCTGTCTATACCAGTTGAGCTCCTCGGCGTTTGCTTGTGTTCGTGCCCATTTAACTTCAGCAATAGCCAATCTATCAACTAATTCAATTATGGGAAATTGCGGAGTCATGTGTATAGATTTTCTAGTAACGCAGGATCATTGATCACTGATTGTATTTTGTTGTTCTGGTCATTGGGTCTACAATGTGGACAAAATGCTGTGTTTACGCTGTTATAGATGCTGTGATGGCGATCGCTTAGCCACAAGTTCCTAAAGTCTCCTATGTCCCAATCGCCTAATGCAAATCGTGAGTTACCTTTGTTGTCACAGCAGGTATATATCTTGCCGTCTGCACTGAATACAGGAAATTGATACATTTGGTGACAGCGTGTGTAAGTGCGAGGTTCGCTCTTGCTAAAATTCAATTTGACTTGCACGGAATACTTGGTACCAAGCTCGTCGATAATTGGCAATAGTTCATCAAACACAAACGCACGACCATCTAAAATAGTAGGGCGAAGATATAACAGCCTGGCACCAACTTTTTTTGTTAAAATAAACAACTCTTCCAGGGACTCTGCGTCATTGTTGTATTGATTAATTAGTGCTTTTAAATCTACTCTTGCACCCATCTTGACTAGCTCAGTAACATTACTCAAGACTTGACCAAATAGGGACTGTACAGGAATGCTGCGTCTAATTTGTTCGTACTTACTTTCTGTACCAGCGTCAATATCAACACCAATCCATTGCAGTTTGCGTATCTTTTTCACAGGCATGTTTTCAATCATGCGATCTAGCCGGGTACCGTTTGTGGTTAAACTTGTTAGGAATCCTAGATCTATTGTGTGTTCTAGCACTTGTTCATAATTAGGTAACAATGTAGGCTCACCGCCACCGGGATATGTAATGCTATGAAGGGTGCCATAACTGTTGGGCGTGTGTGCTCTCCACGTTGCTAATTTATCTAGCAGTTGAATATAATCTGTTGATCGTTTTTGAACTGGTTGTGCGGCTCGATGATTTGCTGAGTTACAGTAAAAACAATCTTGATTACAGATATTAGTTAAGTCTATGTCCACTTGTGCAGGAAGGATCGCATGGGTATTGCGATTCTGCATCCAATGGACTATTTGAGCATGCTTGTACACTTACCAGCCTTCTTGTTTGCGAATTACATCAATCTCGCGTGTCATTATGCCTTGATTGTGCCAGTTAGATCTGTAGTGCTTCTTAAAAAATTCACTTTGTTCTGCTTCCATCACAATCATAGGCAGGCCCAGCTGTGTGTGCAGTTCTTCTGCCAAGCGTCCTGCGAGCAGTCTAGGCTCTGAAGTTTCCACAGTCCGCCACAGTTCGGCCAGGGCAGCAAAGTTTTGCACCTGTGTGTGATCCCAGGCTGTAAGCATGGTCATGTATGTGCCTTGACGTGCGCCTGCAATGGCCCAGTACCCATGTTCCACATCAGCACCCACATTGTGCCAAATGGTTAGATGATCCAAGTTGCGTTGGTGCACACGATCTTGAAACTCTGCTATGGTAGGTTTGCGGCCGCGATCCAGGCACATCTTAACACCTTCGCGGAAGCCAGCACGCCAAGCATGGAACGCTGACCCATTGGGATAAGTTGTTGAGTAACAGTCGTACATGGGCCAGTATAAGGGATCAAAGCAGAACTCTACTTGTGTTTCTACTGTGCCGTCTGTGGCTTCATGTGTACGCATGTTTTCCACAAAGTCTTTTGTCCATGAGCTCAAGCCGCCGTTACCATACATCAGTCCATTAATATGATTACGTGCCCGCCACCGGAACACAGCACTCTCATATTCTTTGCCAGGAAAAACAAGTGTTTGATTAAAGAACGCCGGATCGGGGAGATTGTCGCCATCGATGAGAATGAATCTATCCGTACTACTCGCGTGGGCTGCCGCTTTGTGAGCCGCATCGCTCCCCAGAACACCGTCCACCCTTCGTGCCCAAGGCACCATATTCCTAATCTTGATCCAAAATTCTTCTCGTTGTGGTTCATCGTATGTCAAGTATATGCAGTCTAAATCTGCAATGTCAATTTGATTCAAGGCCATATGTTTGTTTGCTCCAGTATGTTCCGTTTTCTTTTACTATAACCGCAACTGACTGCGGGTGACACTGTGTGCCTGTGTTGCTGGGCACAAGTTTGTCTGATGTGCGTACTGTAATGTATCGAAGTTTGCCGTCGACTACTCGCACGTTAGCAGGTGCTAACGCAAATGTTTCAGCGTCTATATCAATGTAGTTACCTGCTAGGTCTTCCATGCTGTAACAAACAGGCTGCCCTAGATTGTTATAATACAATCGATAAAACACAGGCAGGGGCTCGGGCATGGCATGCAGTATGTCCCAAAACTCTTCAGGTGTCATTGTTCCAATCCTTGACATGATAGTGAAACGCACCCCATTGTGCTAGAGTTTGTATGCGTAGTGGATCCATTTCCCATACCAGTTCGTTGGCCCATTGTTGCGTTTTGGTACCAGCATGTGCTTGTTTCATGTGTACTATTTTGGGATATGTGGCAAATGGTAAGGTAACCAGTTCTCGTCCAATGATGTCTGCTGCCATGGCATACACAAGATCAGTGCTGGGTTGATCTTCAGGAAACTTAATTAACTTTTTAAACTCTGCCCAGTTGGCAAATATGTCACGTACCAACACAAAGAAGTTTCGCGCTGTTTCGCTCAATCGCCAATAGGTAATAGCGTTGTACACATCTGGTAAGTGGTTGGCATCAAACACTTTTCTGTAGTGTCTGGCTGTGCTCTCCTGATCCTGCCATGTTCTACAACCTGTAGAGATCACAACGTCCCTGTGCCTAAACATGGTCCACCAGTGATCAATGGAACTAGCAATCATCATGTCTGCTTCTAACTTGATGGTTTCGCGATATGGCGAATTAAAAAACACCTGCCAGTCGTTTGCGTACAAGTTGGTGCGATCAACGTTCTCAATCACGCGATAATGATCGTATAAGGGGTCGTTAGCATAACTCTTGTCTGTAATCAAGCAAACACTAGCGTGAGGGTTCCACTGTTTGATTGTTTTTGTCAGTGTTCTAGCACAATCCAAGTAGTCAACTTGGGGTGTGTTCAAGGCCATGATCACATAGCCTTGTTCTTCTATGGGTTTCAACTATTGCTCCTAAATCTCTTTTGCCCATGGCGTGAAAGTCCAGTCCAACAATTGAGACTGTTTTACATTTGCCTTGTGCATCTTCATACTCAATATTCCAGAACGTTTCATTATCAAGCGTTAGTTTGTTTTCGGGCACCACACTAGGCATGTTCCAAGGTATTGAATCTACTTTTAGTGTTTGCCCACTTACAATGCCCAATGCTATGCTGAGTGCATAGTCGTTTCTATATGTGGGTTGTGAGATGTGATAGAGATCTCTGTAGTGCTTCCAGTTCTCCCGAATCATCTGCATGGCATCAAATATGTACTGTGCTGTATTTGATCTGCGAAACATCATAACAGTGGCCCAGTACATGGGAAATTGGTATGTGCCAAAAGTGTTTAAAAATTCTTCCTCGGGCCTAGCAAGATTGAAAGCTGATCTAAAGCACATGAAATCTTGCGGGCTGTCAATCACTACTTTTAAATCTTCACTATTGACCACAAAGTCAGCGTCTAGCACTAGAGTTTGATCCCAGGGCGACAAATTGTATGCATCTACTCGATTGCTGTTGTGCCAGGTCACATGATCTTTTATATCGCCAAACCAGCGTGAGTTCTCACCTAGTGGATCAGCATAGATAACATGATCAAATACAGTTTCATCCCGGGCAGCAGGATTGTTTGTGACCACTGCTACAGGAATGTTGAGAAACTGTCGGACCCGTTCAGCACACCACGCTGCCATATCAAGATAGCGTGTGTGCTTTGTGTCAAACGCAAAGATTAGTGCACCAGTAGTCATCGTTTAGTGCTAAGTTCAGTGTGTTCCGTTAGCCAAGCATTCATTTGCTCTTGCCAGCGTGTCATGGCCATGCCGCGCAGTTCTTCTGGACGTATTTGTACTGGAGTTTCATACAGATCCAACAGCACTGCATCTCCTGGTGGTACTGTGGCCAGGATGTTTAGGAGTTCGGGACCAGCACGCCACATGCCGCCAGCATGAGCAAAAAGCATCCGTGCTTCATATTTCTCTCGGAGTATGCGTTTGGCAGCCACGTGATCAAAGCGAGCACGGCTGTGCGAAATTAAATCGTCAGTGTTCATGTTACGATTGTACAGGATGTACAGGGAAAAGTAAAGGGGCAACAGCCCTTTTTGGTTAAACTGCTGTGCTTGCCACTGTGGGTGTGCCCCAGCTATTGGTTAGATAAGTTGTTGCGGGTGGCACAAACCTGCAAAGCACTGTGGGTGCTGTACCATATGCCGTGAATGGACTTGCAGTGTCAGTACCACCAGAGATGTTTGTGCTTTGACCTGCTCCTGCTCGAGCATTACTGTTCCAAGTTGTGACAAGTGTCAATGTGGTTGCGCCGGCATTTTTGGCAGCAGTTACAATAACAGTATCGCTTGTGTATGGACTCACAGTGTCGTTGAGTTGGAATATGGTAGTGGCGGCTGCACCAGCAGTTAGTGCGTACCAACCTGTTGCTGTGGATAGTGTGGTTTGAGTGCCACCAGTGCCACCTGTACGGGTAGTGCCGGTGTAGGAAGTACCGGCTAGAGATTTGGATGCAGCTATACCAGTAACGCTCAAGGTGCCAACTTTGCCTATGAATGTGTTCCAGTCTGCATCATTGTCTGTGCCAGTAGATGATTTGTTCATGGTCAAATAAACCCTGCCGCCTGCATTGAAAAAATATCTTGCTTGATCGGCTGACGGGAAAGTTACTGTCTGCGTCCAGGTAATGGTCCAGGCATTGGTGCCGGATCCAGTACCAGTAGTTTTAGCGGCTGCACCTGTCCAAGTGGTACTGGTTGACCCAACAGCAGCAGCGTTGGCACGATTGGTATTGCAACTTGAAATGTCTGTGGCCACAGCAGCCAACACACTGATGGTTTGCCCAGCTGTAGGTGCAGATCTACTGGTAATAGTTGTAGCAGTTTGGTTACCCATACTTGCAAGAGTATTAACCAAGCTGGCCCAATTTGTAGCAGTCACGGTGCCACCAACACTCACAGTACTTAGTGCAGTTTGCCCCCACCCACTGTCGGTTGATCCTGCGCCCCAAATGTTATTGATGTTTGGTGAGCCAGTACTTACAAACCCGTTAAAGTCTGTTGCCTGAATTAGTCCGCCTGCTGAATATGTCATTTTTGTTCCGATTACTTTATGGTCACAATTGCTTCTATTGTACCTGAACCAGTAGTGGGCTTGTCAACCAATGCTCGTCCAATTACATTGAATGCTGTGGCTTCGCCTGGTTGAGCAGCTCTAGCAACGCCTGAACCTGCTGATACCAATCTATCACCTTTGCGCACTACCCCAATTACTTGCACCGGAACACGGCCAGTCATTGCAACTGGTGGATGCGTGTTGTCTTCGCCAGCGCCGCCATTCATCAGGTAGGCTGCTCTTGTACTTATAACGCCAAACACATTTTCACTCAAATCTTGTTGAGATCTAGTAATTTCGGCAACGCCGCCCAGTTCAACCACTGTGCCTGGCGCCAATTCTTCATCAGCTGCAAAACGTTCTGCAACGTCAGCATACAAAGCTGTGGTAGCTGTGGCAAACAATCGGTTAAAATAGCTGCTGGTAGATCCAATGTTGCCCACGGCATTAGTGCCGGTGTGCTCAATGCTAGGTGTGCTCAATCCATTAACAACAGCTCCAGTAGTAGCAAGCACCATCACATTAGAAGTACCACCAATGTTGAAGTTGATATTACCACCAGATGATCCAGCATTACCTTCTGTGGTACCATTTTGAAATTTTGTAACTGACACAGCAGCACTAACGCCAGTCAATTGACTGCCATTACCAAAAATGTAACCAGCGGCAATGTTACCAGTTCCGGACACTATGCCTGAGCCGTATAAAATATTACCACCAGTGATATTACCGGTGCCGGACACAACCCCGGATCCATATAAAATATTACCACCAGTGATATTACCTGTAGTGCTTATTGTGCCGCCTATTACATTGCCGATAAAGTTTGTGCCAGTTACATTGCCAGTAGAACTAACTTGTCCACTAGTTAACACATTTCCGCCTGTAATATTACCTGTAACACTTGCAAGACCGCCAGTGGTCAAATTGCCACCAGTAACATTACCAGTTGCAGTGATCAATCCAGCAGTTAGTACATTGCCACCAGTAACATTACCAGTAGCAGTAATTAAGCCAGCAGTTCTTAAATTTCCGCCAATCACGTTGCCTGATGCACTGTATACACCAGTAACAAAAGAGCCTGTGCTGGCAATTGTTTCAATCACGCTACCAGCAACTGCTAATGTAACATTGCCTGGGTTGCTGATATTGCCGCTGTTGTTACCAGTATTCCAAACTGTAAAACCTTTGTAAATTGTAGGAAATGCTGTGGCATAACCTGAGCTATTACCAGCTGGCACAAAGTCTGTAGCACCGCTGATAATACCAACCAAGTTGTTGTTAGCATACAAGCCTGTTACAATGTAACCGGTTGATCCATCACTAATGGTAATTGGCACAGCGCCGGATGTACCTTGTGCGCTAGAATATGCAGGACCAACCACAATAAATGTACCAGGAGCACCTGCTACTGAACATACTTTAAGTTGTTGATTAACTGTGTCATACCACAAGTCACCAATAATACTAGGACTAGGCTGTGAGCTTGATGCTGTGGTCACACCTAATGTTTTGAAACCAGCGGCACCACCAGCATAGATTTTTAGCAGTGTATTAGTACTGTCCCACCATAATTGTCCAGTAAGTGGTGCAGACGGTGCTGTTGTGTTGGCTGAATTTTCCAATAAGTGGATAAAGTTATCATCTAAAAACTGGCCGTAACCAGCATAGTTTTTGCCAATCAACGTCATCGAGCTAGCAGTGTTTACGGTACCATCTGTTATGGTAGCAAACGTTGTGCCGTTTGTTAGATTAATTGTATATGCCATGGTTGTCGCCTTGTTCCTATATTTTTCTATATTTATACAGCATTTATGTTGCTCAGCGTCTGTATACGCAGGGTGTAATCAATTTGAATCTGACGATTCAAACTTTTTTGCACTGGGTGAAAAATCACATGAGTAATCAGTCGCAAATCAGTTAAGCTGCCGTTCCAGGATTTTAGTCCTAATTCGTCAAATACATATTCACCATTAAAGTTGGTTGAATTATCAAATGCTTGTTGCTGAGGAGGCTCGCCATAGTCTAACAAACAAGTCACTAAAATATCTGTGTACACAGTGCCTGAAGTATGCAGTACTGTCATGTAATTGGTCGTGGGATCAGTATCGGCTGCTGAGTTATCGTCCACAACTTTAGCATAAGTTTCATTATACAGTCCGGCGTTTTGTCCCACAGTGTTTGGGGGCAAATACGTAATCACACCTGTGGGATCTACAGAGCTGCCACCATTGCCAAATGCCATGGAATAGATAATGCCCAGTCTGGAACCGTTTGAATCTAATCTATTGCTCAGTGCCTGTGCCATAGCAATAGATATATTTTCGTAGTGAATTGCGTTTTTCTTATCTACTAGCACTTCGCCTGTGTTGGGATCATGTATTTTAATAAAGCCTTCGATGCGGGCCAATCCTGGTTCTATCATGCTCTGCCCTCCATATAAACTTCGCGTGTTTTTGGATCAAAAATGCGCACATGGGCTTCAACGGAAAACGATCCTTGCTCGTTGGGACGCTTGGGCTGAGGTTGTTTTTTCTCAGAATTTGCAGTTGCTGGCTGTTTTGGCATAGTAGTTGACATGATTGTTTATTTACCTTGTTATAATCCACGTAAAAACCTTGCGGCATTTGTTTCTGTAAGTTGTAACGGTCGGCCATCGCTAGGAGTGCTAACACCCGGAGCATACCAAGTTACACCTCTACGCTGTAGAATGACCACTTCAACACCTGCACCCGGTGCCAGCAAATCGTTGGCTGTAATGAACTGTATTGCCAATGGAGCATAGTCAGTTTCTTGAAAATAGTTGCTGGCCAAACTGTCACCTGCTATGCCGGTTCCTGTGCCTACTCCCGTAGCTGTAAATACCACGCCAGGTAATGGATAAACATTGCTTGGTAACCCAATAGCATTCCAATTGGTGTTGCCAACACTGGCAATAGTATAAGTTTGTCCAATCACAAACTGTCCAGCATAGTAGCCTACTCTGGCACGACTGCCACCAACATACACTTCAATACTGTTGATTTCAAAAGAACTGTCGGTTAAATCAAACTCAATAGTTGGAGCATAGAATATTGTAGTAGATCCATCACCTGTACTAGTGTCACTCACAATATAGTTTTGATCTACTTGTGGTTGTCTATTGCCAATGCCCATGTCATATACTTCAGCGTCCGCTGAATGTGCAGATGCGGCAGTCCCGGCAGTACCACGTTGTAGACCACTAATTGAATTTGTAGCAAGATCTCTCACACGATATAAAATACGTTCACCGTTGATTGTAACTACTCCAAAAATACCAGCACTCAAAGTAGGTTCACTTAGTGCAGCAGCGTCTATGACGTATATGATATCAGCAGTTTCTGAAACTGCTTGCGCCAGTGTAGTTGTAGTTGTAGTAGTAATACGGAATGTGGTTTGAACTCCACGCATGTCTTGGAACAATCTAAATGCCATTGCATCTGGCACAATACTTTGAGTAAATTCAGTCACTGCCAGCACCTGGGCAGATCCAATGATTCCTGAACCCAAAATCAAATATTGTCCTTCAACAGCATAGTCAACGCCAGCATATAGTCTATTGCCGTCAAGTGTTACCCACAGTCTATCAGCAATTAACCCTTCACGACCAAGATTAAAATCATTGTCTGGGATGGCTATGCCAAGACTAAAATCAAAACTGCCTGATGTGTCGTTGGCAACTCCTGGATAATCATATCCAGTGCTGTCGTAAGGTTCAACAAGTGTAAGTCCAGTAGTTACTGGTCCAATGAATACCAATGTTAAAGGATCTTGTTGTGACGTATCATTCCAACTGGTGATTGCAAGTTGATCGCCTTGATTTAACAGCGGAATTAGTATCAATTTATTAGGAGATCCTACTGCAACTGTGTATTGTGCAATGGTGTTAACTGATATTAAAATCTCTGCGCCATCAACAGGTGGGGTAAAGAACACCACCTGTCGTCCCGGAGTGTTGCTGCCGTCATAGTTGGTAACATAGTAATTGCCAATCACGCTACCATAATTTTGTACTTGTAGGACATTGTCTACCCAAACTTGAATATCAGTGTAAGCATTGATAGCAGATTGTGGATAGCCACCACCGCGCTGTGGTAACCCAAAACTGCTGCTGGTTCCGTCACCAGTCCATTCAATACCCTCAGGTGGTTGTAAGCGTTTGCCATTTACTGTGACCACAATATTGGCCACATTGGTGCCTTGCATGCTGTTATCGAGGTTAATACTATTGGTTAATACATCAGACTCGGTAACGATATGATACTGTGTTGTTGCTGTGCTCCAACTGTGTTGCGGATTTTCAAAGCCCATTGCAGTAATAGATACACCGTCACCTACACCGTACGTGACCGGTAATGTGACTAATGACTGTGTGGTGGGTACAAATTCATCCCAGTACAATGCATTGTTTAACAAAATTCCTGGCGGCACAGTTTGCAAAGCTCTATAGTATAATCCACTGTTGTTTACAATAATTTGTTGCGGGTAGGTATTTTGATAATCCCATACTTCGCTTTCAGCATACGCAGTCCAGGTAGCCCCTGCAACATTCATGCCGTTTACAAACAATACCAACTCATAAATTTCGTCAGCATTTACAGGAATTACAACAGAATTGCCAGCTTCAGAGCCAGTGTAGTTGCCACGGAACAATTGATTACCGCCGCCCATTTCGTAAGCAGCAATATTAATAACATCACCAGTTGTGATGCCACCGCCGGGGATGGCTGTAATAGTTTGTGTTTCCCAATCTGCAACATAATCTACATCAGGTGTGAGATCAGTATCGGTAGTCACATTAGACACCTCAATGTTTACAGGATTTTGAACTAGACTGCTCCAATCCAACGCTGAATTGTTATACACATAATTGTATGATCCTATAGCAAATCCATGTCCGCGACCAGTCCAGTCTGCACCAGGGCGAGTATAAACACGGAAGTCTAGTGTGTCATATTCAGATCCGTTGACTAATTCTTCTGGAGCGTACCCTTCATATGGTCCAATGAATTCGCCGCCATCAACGTTGATGTCTGTTGGACGTAAGCCAAGGTATTGATCGGTAAAACTGCTGGCGTAAGTAGCATCTATTGGTTCAGGTACATCGGCAATCATGGTGCCATTGGCAGAAGTTAAACTTACTGCTAATCCGTCAGGTGCCAGTGCAACTGTAAAATGTGTGGCGTCAACAATGCCGTTTACATAATAAACAGTGCCAGCTACAATGCCACCAAACACATTACCGTAGAATCTTATTGGATCATTGAGCGATAATCTTACTGTTTGAACACATGTGATTTCGTTGGTAGTTGCATTGGTAGCAGTACACACCAAGGTAGGACTTGCCGGAGCACTACCTAAGAAGTAGTCTCCCCAAACTTGTACGCCCGGATAACTAGTACCATTAACTAATAATTGTAAATCTAATCCAAGTTCGTTTACACCAGGAACATAAAATCCCATAGTACGATTAACACCGCTGAGTGTGGCTGCATCTATCAGTGTCCAATCTTCAAGATTGAAAACTGGGCCAATCACTGCACTACTGCCGTCTGCACTGTCAGCTTGCCATACACGATCATCATACCGAACTAGTGTGCCATTTTCGTATGTGCCATCTGGACTCCAGGTCAGCACAGATGTTTGATATTGATAACGGTCGTATTTGAGAACTGTGCGGAAACTGCGCACAAGTCCGTTGTCCATTTGAGGATATGCAGCAACGCCTGTGCCATTGCCGCCATCAAACACCACAGTTGGAGTTGAGCGGTAGCCCGAACCGCCATTGATCAATGTTATCGATACAATGTTGCCTGATGAGTTAAGAACTGCTGTAGCTTCTGCCCCAGACCCAGTGTCACCTTCAGCCGGCACAATCAACACAGTAGGCGCAATAGTATAGCCTGTGCCTTGATTGGTTACTGTAATTGAATCTACATGTAGCAAATAGTTGTCAAACCATTGGCTGTATGGCCATGTTGGCCACAAAGTGCTATTAGGTGCAGTGTCACTGAGTGTGTTAAATGCTTGAGCTGTAGCATGTTGGTATGGCAACAAGATTGGACTTACATACTGCGGAACAGTCAAATTTGTGTCATAGTATGCTGGCAAATCAAAGTCGGTTAAACTGCCTGAGTAATCATCAGCACCATCATAGGTCAAATTGAACTCTCGAACTTGCACATGATAAGGTTTAACTTCTTGAAGATAGTCACTCACAAAATCCTGATTATCACGAATGTAATTTTGATACGGCACAAGGTCTCTAACTTTGTGTTGTACGTCAATCAAGCTGGTCTTAATCAGCCATTCTGGTGCCAAGAATTCACTTAGGATAAAGTTAAACATTAAAGTGAGAGACTGATTCCTTTCAATCTTTAAGTCGTCAATGAACAGTTCTTCATTGATAGCTTGTATAATTTTGCGAGTTTCAATTACAGGTTCTTGATCAAAGTATTGTGCATCGAACACTTCAACGTCAAATCCAAATCTGCCCAATGCATAATCATATATTTCAGCAGAAATTTCAATGGTACCATCTTCAAGGCCCACACGATCCCAGCCTGTGTCGGTGCGAAGATAAATTTCAAATTTACCTTGTGTGTTAGCAGTTACTTTAACGCTTGATCCAATGGCCACACTAAGGGTAGCCAGAGTAGCGTAGTTTGGTACTTCTGTCACAATAGTTGAACTAGAATTGTAACCTGGCTTGTACCAATTTACATAACTCCAATATTGACGTGTGTCATAGTTTTGCACACGACTTAACACTAACTCTCTTACAGACGGATCAGTGGCAGTAGTTTGTACTTCATTTATGGTCCATAAGCCACGATTCAAACTGTTAGTAACCACAAGATATTTGTAGCCCAATGGTACCGCATATATGTTCTGGAATCCTAAAATTTCCAAATTAGCTACACGTAAATTCCATTCACTGCTGGCTGCGCTGGGTTCTGGTTCTGCACTGTTTAGTAAAGCAAAACTTCTGCTTTCTGTGATAGGGTACAATGCAAACACATCATTGGCACGTTGAATATAATTTTTTAGCGCAAGGAAACGATCCACAAACATGCTTTGACGCGGACGGAACTGTACACCATACCGTTGTGCATAATTAAGGCCTATGTCAGGCACTTGATTACCAAACGTGTCTACTCCGCAGAAACTGTCTTGGAGCTTGCGATACAAATTGTCACTCAAAAACGCATCGTCTTGACCTTGCGCAATCAACTCATACTCAGTGTGAACATTGGCATCTGTAAGTACTTGATCAAATTCCACACTAATAATTGTGTCTGCTGCCACAATGTAATCAAGTGCATTGTAGATTGCTATGGTACTAGAATTAATTGGCGCGATGTAGCTGATGCCGCTGGCTTTGGGTTCTTGAATATAAGATGCCACTGTAGCCACACTAAGAGTTTTTCCTAACTGTGATGCAGTTTCAGTTATGCCGCGCACCCAGAAGTAGTATTCAGTTACAAAAGTTCCAGATTGGTTTAATCGACTGCTTACTACGTAACTGGTAGTGGTGTAAGGAGTACCAACTCCAATATAATTTGCAGGAGGTACTGTACTAGAAATCCATTGATACACATCAACTCTACTGCCTGGAAATACCTGTCCCCAACGACGGCTGGCATAAGTTGGATTGTCTTGGTTGGGATTAATAAATCTCACAGTGCTAATATTCCACCAAACTTCACCAACGTGTGCAGTACTCCAGGTATCTCCACGATTGTTAACTGGTCCAACATTGTAAGAAGCAGGATCAATTGCACTTATAAAGTCTATATTTTCTTGAGCAGCGCCTAAAACTTTTCCTTGTAGTGGATCAAAGAAATCAAAGAACTGACTCTTTGCAGAAGAAATTCTGTCATACATGTACACACTGGTCAATAGTCGTATGTCGACTACTGGTTGTTGAACAGTGATTGGTTCCCAGGCCAAACGTCTTGTGGGATTTTCAAATATATAGGCAGCACCAAAATTGCCAAGTGTGCTGTCTTCAAAATCTTCGCCAGGTGCAGTTGTAACCAATATACCAGAATTATAACTTACTGCATACCCAAATTGATCCAAATATGATACCGTGTTGGTTTCTACTTGTTGACCAAATACAAACTTGCCTGGGTTTGCCACGCTTAAACTGTTGCTGGGCAAATAGTCATATGTATAAACCGCACCACTTTGAGTTAATGATCGAGTGATATAGTAAGAGGCGGTCCCTGTACCTGAGCCTGATCCAGTTGCAGTAAATCTAATTCCTACACCATTGGATATTGCACCAATTGCGGTAAAATCAGTTGTTCCAACAGAAACAATTGTATACTGTCGTCCCACTACAAAAGAACCAGCAGCAGCAGTGCCAAGAACCATACTCACTGAACTAAAGAAAGCAGTGGAGTTTCCATCAAATGTAGTGTTTGCTTTTTCTGTTGTGGAATTGTAGTCAAACACCATTGGTGAATATAATGTTCCCTTAGGTGAACCAACCACAAGATTTAATGCAGTGTCATTTACCGCCACTGAGTAGCCAAATTGACCAAACTCTGTTGGACGTGGACTGGAAATAGTTTGAGTATAAGCAAAAGTTTCAAACCCAAGATCAGCAAATACTGTACCAGTTGATCCTGGTGCTACTTGTAATTTGTTGCCTACGGGTGCAGCATCAGTGTTGGTTACAAAAATAGTCAAGTAGCCAGTTGCGGAAACTACGGCTGTAGCATTAGGAGCACCTGAGTTGGTTCCTGCTTCGCCGCCATTTATAGCAGCAGCAAGCCCTGTTACTGTGTTGTTAGGACTGGCCGGTACTGTAATGTCAACATTGTTTACTCGCAAAGTTTGCCCAGCAGTCAAACTAGTGGGAGCCAAAGTAGCTGTGATTGTACCATAACTTCTGGCCTGATTTACACTGCGTTCAACAACGCCACCTTTCCACACTATGCTGGAATCTTGCGGCGCACCCACATACAAACTACAGTTGTATGGACACAAGTCTAAACTTTGCCCATAGTTAGTGTATTCTGCTATGGTGTTTTCTGTGATCAATTGTTGCTGAACAAACTGATTGATTTCAATTTCAATTACATCGCCCACAAACAAATCTTTGTTGATGGTAATGTTATTACCTGACACTGAGAATGTGTTGTCAGCACCAACAATACTGTCTGTTTGATTGGTTAAGAACACATTGTTGACTAACACACTAACCGGAGCTGCCACTGTTCCTAACACAGTGTAAGTGTTAGAACTGTCATCTTGGCGAATAAATTTTTGTACGTTTCTGTCAACCACGTATACTGAACCTGCTTCAACCAATGTGTTGACTGTGGCATTAGAACATCCAATTATGACTTGACGCCCGTCTGTGCTGCACTGAACGCTGGTACCAAATCTTGCACCAGCTATAACTGCCACTGACGGGGTAATTGTTCCAGCAAGCTCATAATAGTATTGAGACGTTACACCGATGGCTGCTCCTGGGGTAGGAACATTATAGAATGTCAATGTACCAGCAGAGTAAGTGTAGTCAATGTTAAGACGTTGTAACACACTATCAACTGTGACTGAGAACGAGTAGATGTTGTCTACTGTGAACAAATATGGTGACAATGAATAAGTTGCACCACTGGCAGTAAATGCTTTGAAAAACAGTCGAGAAATATTAATAACATCGTTTGCTACCGGAACTGAGGTAAATGTCACAGTAGTAAAACTAGCATTTACAGTGTAATCAGTTGTGAGTATTAGTACTGCACCATTCTTGGTCACAACAATTTGATTGGCATTGTTAATTTGTATGTTATTGCTGATGTCAGCTGTGTTGCTAACACCATCAGCTCTGTATTGTAAAAATTGATTGTTCCATTGTACCTGACCGTATGCATAAACTGTGTTTAGTCCAGGAGCACCAACATACAACCAACGCTCGTCAAGACTCATGGCCACACTATACCCAAATTCTCCAGCACCTGGGGTTGTGGTGGTGGTAGTACCTGGCAATGTCAACAACTGTGATTGTATCCAAGGACTAGTATTAACTGCGCCCGAAGTTGGATCTCGCCACAGAACTACAGCATAACCATTATCAGCTTGTGCGCCCGGACCAAGACTAGCACTGGCTCCACCAACTGCGAATGTTTGAGAACCAGCATCCACAGCATTACCATACCCACGCAACCCTGTGGTGTTTAATGTAAGAACAGTGTCTTGATCATTGATAGGACTGATAGGAACATACGTGGCAGCATCACTTCTTACATACAAATAGATGCCGCCTTTAGCAGTACCTGATCCAAATCCATAACGTGAACTGCCAACAAACAATGCCGATAGATCTGTGGCTTGTGCTACTGATGCTCCGTATTGTTCACTAGCATCAAGTAATACCGGAGCCAATATCAAACGATCAGTAAATGGATTTTGTTTTTCTAATACTTCCCATACTCCGCTGCCATCATCGTCAACCCAAACTTTAGCGCCTGGAAAAATTTGTTGAGCATAAGGCAAATTTAGCACATCACTAGCTTGTTCTACCCGCATGGTCTTTAAAGTAAAACCAATGCCTGTACCATCAACCACAGTGCGATCTCCTTCAAGATCTAATGCAATGTTTACTGTGGTTATGTTTGGAACGCTTAATATTTTATAAACACCATTGACTTCTGTGTCAAAGAATCGTATGATCAATTGATCACCAGTGCTCAACCCGTGCTGACCACTAAATATTACTCTGCTGGTGCCATTGAGATTATCGCAAACGTGCTGGATAGTGCCCGGCACAGCTTCTGCACGATAAATGGCCCAATCATAATTGTTCACTTTGGCAACCCAAATGATTGTTCCAACTATGATAGAATTTATATTGGCATTGAGATTTGCAGGATCGTCTAACTCAAACACTGTGATATCAACATCATCAATATTGACATATCCAGCTGATGGCAAAGAAATATCTGTTGGCAATGTAGTTGTGGTCGGTAACAGTGCAGGAGTGGTTAACGGGAAACTGCTTTTCCACACATCACTGAGTAAAATTTGTTGATCAGCAGTGCTTGGTTCATTTGGTACTACAACTTGTACCAAACTGGGATTGCTAGACAATAATGCACGATTCAATCGTAAATCAAAGAAACTACGATTGGCGTTTGCACCGTAAACTCCACGTTGTATTGCCCAGTTTTCATAAACTTTGTAATCAGCAACTTCTTTGTTGAACTTGGCCTGACCAAACAAATCAATACTATTCTTAGTTCCTTTAGTTCCAAGAAATTCTCTATAAATGTTAAGTTGACTGACGTCATCAAGATTTAATGCAGCCATGTATTGCCTTGGTCTAAAACCTATCAATCCATAACTTAACAAATCATTGTCAGCAATTAAGTTAGCAGAATTAATGTCATAACTGTTGCTGAGTTGGTCAGCTTTGTTTGCTAAATTAGCTAGAAGACCTTGTTCAATGAATGTGTAATCGCTTTGATTCCAATCATTGTAGTTGAACTTGGTACTTGGCTGCACAATAGTGGCCGCACTCCAGTAAGCACCTTTGTAGGTTACTATTTCACCTTTGGCGTAAGTTTTTAATCCAGTCCAAGTTGGTATGTTGTTTTGATTTAAAATAAAACCTTGTGCATTGACACTCCCGTCCCACTCTGTGCTAGTGGTTCCAGAAAGATATAGTCTACTTTGTCTAGCACCAGTTATGGGTTCAAAGATCAAATCACCAAACAAACTGGCATTATTCAACACAATCATACTTTCAAAACTAGTATAACGCATGTCAATGAAACTCAAACTTTGATTGTTTAAAGGCTGAATACTAAAGTTGTTGTTTACTCGCACAATGTTGAGATCACGTGTGGGGAAATCTTTACGATTCTGATCTAATATTACATGTTCCGCAGTTTGTGATGTTATATTGTCCACTACTGCTTGTTCTTTGAACACAGACAGTCCTATAGCCAAAGGATTCAAATTAATTAAACTGCCATTGCCCCAGCCTTGTTGACTCCAGTATATGAACTCGTACACCATTTGTGACCAGGTCATCAAGTAACCATTGGTCTGATTGGTAAATTCAAAGCCTTGTGATTCTAGAAACTTTCCATAACTCAACAAGAAATTAGCCACAGCACTTTCAGTTGTGAATACAAACCCATAGGGAATTTGAGTAATAGTGTCTGTATAATTGGCAGGCACTTGAATGGTCTTGTCGGCCACACTGTATGTTTCAAATTGCCCAACTGGAATGCTAGTAAATGTGTTAAAATATGGTCTAGCAGTGCTATACCCAAATACTGCATAACCACCATCCACAACTTGAATCACAACTGAACTATAGATCAATCTGTCAAATGGTTGATTCTTGTACACCAGCAGTTGATAACTCTCTGGCGGAATTTGCAAAGAGGCGTTGGTTGAATTAGGGCTGGACTTTTCGGTGTAAATTTTTAGATATTGTTTGTCAGAGAATGACGCCATTCTGTAACACAGTCGTACATCAAGATTTTGCAGGTCTTTTTCCAATGCCACAGTACTGTTGGTACCTGTGATACGGTTGTAATCCACAATCCAGTTGATGTAACTGGCTTTGCTGGTGCCGTCGCCATACACTTGCACGCCATTGGCATCAAGTCTATATCGACCATTGTAAAGATATTGATCAAACTCTGTGCTGTATTTGTATAAGTCTCTGTCAGCCAACAGTGCAAAGAATTTTGCCGGTCGAGTCAAGGCTAGCAACCGCATCACAGCAAATGGGTAGTCGCTTGAATTCCACCACGAAGCTTCTGTTGGGCCGCCATCACCGGGCACCCAACTTTTCTGAAACATTTGTGAATTATACCCACCTACTACTGACTCCAATGGTGCTAATAGATCACCGGCAGTATCAGTTGGTAGTACAGAAGTTAGTCCGGGCCTAGCATAGGCGAGTAATGTGTATGCGCCCACTGGATCCCTCACAAGACCAAGTTCTAAATCATCCCACAAATTCATATTGTCAGATGTATATGGTGCAGGACCGTAAGTGATTTCCCACCAGTCTGGTTGAACTGAAAAGCCAAGCATTTCCCAAGGAGTCAATTCTGGCTGTTGAGTATCATAGAAATAACGATAGATACCGCGCCATGCGCCCAATAATGTGCCACCATTAAGTTTGTTAGTTGACGAACTGTAGTTGTAGGTAAACGGATTGCTGACACTATAGTTTTGTTCGTTGTAGTTTAATTTGTTCCATCCAACATAGGTCAAGAAATTTGTTTCTAATATGGTATTGATTTCTGAAGAACTATACCCAGTGTTTCTAAACTGACCTGGCAATACGTCTGCAACATCAAGCGGCACTGGGTTGCCATCTAATTTAATGTTGTTGTAAATTCTAGTTTCAAATTCTAACAATACTTCGTCACGAATATCACCAAAAATAGGAGTCTGACTGCCATCATGTCCTAATATGACCAGTTGTTCACCTGTGCTGGTTTTAACTGGAATAATAGCAGGACGCCATGCAGGATACAATCCCATCTTGCTGGGTGTATTGGGCACATAAGTACCGTAAGTGGTAGTATATTCTTGGAGGGACACCACATCACCAATGGCTAGTTCAATTAAAATGTCAATACGCGGGCCATCTGTGGCTACTGTATATTCTAAGTCTCTAGTTAAAATTTCGTCATTCACATACACATTCATACCAAGGTAATTAGATGATGTATAGTTGTATACTTGCACAGTATCAAACACTTGACTAGTTGTATAACTTACTGTGTATGTTGTTGTAGTAAACACTGCACTAGCTGGCAGCATGTCACTCCAATAGAATGGATTACTTGATGTGCGACCTAATGTAATTTCGGCTATAACTGTGTCAAGCACTTGTGATGCAGTTTCATACTGAATAGTTTGTCTGGTCACAGCTTCCAGCATTTGATTTTTGTACTTTTGATATTCTCTGCTGTTGTATTCTAATGCACCAAAAATATTGTACTGCTGAGATCTCATAAAGTATCCAGCAAGAGTCAACGGAGAACTTTGTTGTAAAATTATTTGGCCATAAGGTATAATATTGCCAAGATCTCTAGTGTTATTTGCACCGTTAATTGCGCCACTGAACGTGGTTAAATTTTGGCAGATACTATCGTAGTGAGTGCGCAACGTACCCAAAGTAAAACTTGGACTGTCAGCATTTAGTGGATTGTTATTGAGATTTAGTGGAACTTGATAAAATGCCACTTGACTAACTTGATCACTGAGCACTTCAACTTCAATTACATCTCCTACTAAATGTACGGTGCTGAATGTAATAGTTGTGGTATTAGCAGTGGTAGCCACTGTGTATGTGCCTGGATCTTGGAAAATTGATCCCACAAACACTTTTACACTAGGCACAGTTGTTACTGCATTTGACTGAACAGCAACATCCAATTGCAACGATTGTAAATTATAAACAAACTTAAACTGCTGTCGCATCAATGTAGGCACCGCAGCAGTTTGCCAGCCAATCAATCTTTCATACACAGTTCTTGACGCATACTCATAAACAAATCCAGAACTAATTGGTGCTGTGGTGCTGACATTGTCACGCACATACACAAATGTGTCTGAATACAAATTGTTATCAAACACAATATCTCCCACATTTGTTAACGTGAGATATTTGAGTGTTAACTGCAATACTGGATCTGTGATTCCTGATCCGGTAGCATAACTAAACAATTTTGTGCCAGCAAATGTTGAACTTGGGTATGTGGTTTTGTTTGCCAAACTTACGCCGTTTGCATCAAATATATCAAACAATGGTGCCTGTTGTATTGCGGTTTTTTGTTGTGCTTCTAACCAATTTACCCCATCATACCAGTAAGTAACACCAGTTTGTGAACCGCCAAGACATACTGTGTTTTGATTGGTTAAAATTTCTCCGTCAACTGCTTCTACCAAATTTATAATTGGTTGTGTAATTAACGGCGCTACAGTATCTGGTACAATAAAATTCACTACATAAATTTTGCTGCGTACAACTGGATCTGTATCAGCCGCAAATACCACACGACTACCATTGACAAATGTATAATCATTCACTGAATAGCCATTGCTGCCTTCTATATTACTAAACGCATCAGTTTCCGTAAAGTCAATAATATCTACTGGTTGTTTGGCATCTGTGCCCATGTCATACAATCTAATCCCACCACGGAATTGTATAATTGGACGCTTGCCTTTTTTATCGTTATCAATTACAATTGGAGTATCGTTATATGCACCAGTGGCATTAAGTACATCAATATGGAACCAACGATTACTACGGCTCCAAGCATTTAGATCAGGACTATCTCGATTGATAGTAAAGTAATCAATATCATTTGCAGAAGCATAGTCTTCTGGAGTAATATAATTTTCTACAGGCAACAACTCTATTGCAGTGCCCACTCCACTTACATAGTATTGTGGGTTTTGACTAGCAGTTGCAGTCATAGTGCCATTGGCCGAAGTTAGTGTTAATGCTGGACCATTTTTAGTTACACTTACTTTGAATTGACTACTGCTAAAAATTGTGTGAACATAATATGTCACGCCAGTGCTGACTCCGCCAAACACGGTGCCAGTAAAAATAACTTCTTGTCCAACAATCATTCCTGCTGTAGATTCTGTGGTAATAAGATTAATACCTGATGCAGTGTTTGTACAAATAAAAGCAAAAGACCCTGTAGCATAACTAGCTGGCGATACATTGCCTAAAAATTGAACTTTTAGTCCATTGGTGAATACTACACCATTTGGACTGGTATAAGCAGTTTTTCCTACAATGTCTTCTACATAAATTGTGCTGTCGTTGCTTTGTTCAACCAGTCGTATAGTTCCAAATATTTCTGGGTCAGTACCATCCTGGTAATACAATGTATCCAGCTTGGCAGTAAGCACTGGCATTTCAATGATATAACCAGCTTGATTTTTATACCACTGTGTGCTGGCATACTCTGTGCCATACCGTATGGTCCATTTTTCCAAGTTGTTTATGGGTTGTATGCTGCCTAATGAAAGGTATGTATAGTCACCAACTGTAACATAACTGATGCGCCAAACGTTATAGTAGTCCGTGGCCGGATCACCATAAGAGTTAGCAAATACCAGTGTCCGTGTGTTAAGTCCGGTAATTCCATCTATGCCGCCATATGTGGCAATAAACTGGTCAAGTCTGGCGCCGTCTATATCTTCAAAACTCAAATTACTAACAAGATCCACAGTGCCAATGCTGGTAAGATAGTAAAAGAAATCTTGTGTTGTTTTTTGCGGTACGTTAAAATTTATTGTACCAAGGTCAATGCCATTGTCAGTAACACCATACACTGATCTAGAACTTACGTTTGGAGTAACAGGATTTTCGCCGCTGATACCTGGATCGGTTTGAATCCAAAATCCTGGACCATCTCCTGGTTCGGCATCAATGATGCTAATGGTGCCTGTCATGAGACTTTGATTTTGACAAGAATAATACAGAATGTCAGGTGCATCTTGAGGCACAACAAATGTCACTGTGCCAACTGTTGATCCATTGCGTGTTACACCTAAGTTGTAGGCATCACCTGTGCCTGTAGTGGCAGTAGTTTTAATCCAGAATGGAAAATCACCTTGCAGAAACAAGTTAAATGTATATGTGTTGCCGCGAATCAAAGTGATAGTAGCATTAGGGTTGTTGTCAATGTTGTAACTGGTAACATTGGTACGTGTGACTTTGTAGTTGACAGTTTCTTTGTTGTTTTGTGCTACTTGGAATGTGTAGTTACCACCACGCACTAAATTTATTGTGGGATTGTTTCCAGTTATTCCTGAAAATGTGTAAACTCCATTGGCTCTATTCACAACAAAATTTTGACTCAGCGGCACACCAGGTGATTGCACAGTAACCACATCGGGTCCATTGGGTACCCAATAGTATTGACTGAAGTTTACAAATGTATCAAAATCAATGAATGGATCAAATGTATAGTAATCGCTAGTGTATAGTCGGCTGGGTTGGGTTGATGGACTACCTTGATATACCAATGTATCAGTTATGCCTGGATACGTAATAACATCTATTATTTTGTTATTGTCTGCAGGATCAATACTAATAACACCTGGCTCAAGTTGATAGTCCGAGCGAGTTTTGTCGGGCTCAATCACATACTTGTCGTTGGGGTTTACACCTGGGCCAACTGTGCGGCCAATATAGCCTTGGGTCTTTTTAAACTTTGGTTCTTGAATCAACTGATCCAGTGTAGCAGCCAAAAACTGCTTGTTGGCGTCAGTCTGAAAAATCTCAGGAAGAAAATCTACACTGCGTACTGTTGCCATTAAATTACTCCGCTACCAGGTGCAGTACGCAAGTTGGTACTAGTCAATGCATCAATGACAATAATATTGTCAATGGTAGCGCCATTGACAAATATTTCACTAGGCTCTGCTCTTACTTCGTACATGTCGCCAAAGTATTTTTGTGTGTCTAATGGCACTAATACCACCGAACTGATAATACTTCCAAGGTATCTGTGCAGGTATGCTGCCAGCTCTGAGAAATAAAAAGTATCACCAAACCCCCATTTGTCAATGCTGAAATATTCATTCATGGCCGCAAGTACAGAACTTTGTATCTCGCTGGTGCTGGCTGTGGAATTTTGAGCACGAATAACTTTGATTGTGGCTTGCAATGACTGGGCTGCTTTAGGCCCAAACAATGGTTTGAACACTACAGAATTTAAAATAATGTTATCACTTAGCATTTTGTATTCATTAAGATTTTGATACTCTGTACTGAGTTCATCAATGGTTGGCATGTCTGGTTCCAACACAGTGCCAGTGGTATCTTTAATCCAATTTTGGTATGCAGTGTAATATGCCTGTGTTACAACATACAAGTCAATGATATTGGTAGTGCCTGGATCAATTCTATTGGTCAATGGTGAATTGTGGCGATACTGAAAGTACAGTGCCTGACGTCCTGTTCTGGCAATCCATTCGCCTTCTGCATTTTGAGTTATAACTCTTACACCTGCGGTGTTAACAGTCAATGTAAAAAATAGTTCGTCGCTGTAAGCATAAAACACTTGCCCCGGTGAGTATTGAAACTTAACCAATTCAATACTGTCGTAGGTGGGATAATCTGAATTTACCACTCCTGGGTCAACCAACAAATATCTTTGCAAATTGTCAAAATCAACAGTCCGTTGCAAAAACACCAATTTAAGATTAGGAGTAACTGTTGGAGCAACAATCTCATTAAAGAAGTCTGGGTTGTCTGGCACACCGTCTGAGTCAGAATCTCTATAGCTGATTAACACTTGAAAATCATCAACATAGCCATCAGACTCTACTGGTTGGCCAATAATTGTGGTGTAGATGTCACCGGGCAATGGCGATGAGCTGTCTGGCTTGGTGTTTACTGCTAACACGTTGATAAAATCTTTAATTGTGGTACCTGTACGGCTGTCGTAAATCTTTTGATTGCCATAAAAGAAAAATCTTGTTTGCAATACTGATCCAAAGTAATAGGCAAGACCTCGATATGTGATTGTGTATTTGTTGTCCACAGCCACAAACTGCACCATCCAACTGGCATCTAAATTTTGTCCAGATGTATTACCTGCATAAGTTTGGCTCCAGGTTGCATCAGCGTTCAAATTGGTACTGGTAATAATGTACCATGTACCGGCAGTACCTGTGATTGAGCCGTTGTTGTCATATCCGAGACCAAAATTTCTATACAACAAAATTTGTTGTGTCATTTCTTCACGAATAGTGGTACTTAGGTCAGTAAGAAACACAGGAATGATACTGTCTACAACTGCCCCAGTAGGCACAAAGTTGTTGAGTGCTACCGGACCTTGGCCATTAGTTAAATTGCCAACTCCATCGTTACTACCATCACCTACTACTGTAAGCGGACTAGCCCAAATTTCCAAATGGTCTTCTGGTCTAGTTGGTAAACCAGCTTTTAATCTATTGTTAGCATCAAAGTAATATGGTTGTCCGTTAATGACTGGAGGTATAAATTTAATTAAACTTTTTTGCACCACATACTTGAATACAGTGCTGCTAGAAGTTCCAACCATGACTGGGACACCTAGTGCATTTTGAAAATATCCAGTGGTTTCATTCGCCAGTGTTGTGCTCTGATGCCAGGTGCTAAGTGCGGTAACACCAGTGTTCACAGTTATTCTTGGAAAGTTGGCGTAGTAAAATTGTTTGAAAGTAGCACCAGCAATAGCAGGTTGCACTGTGTTAGTAATAAGATCAGCTATTTCGTTACGATTGGTCCAGGCAAACAAACTGCTAGGAAGAATGTTGTTCTCCCATATGGCACCATCGCTAGAGAATGTATTGGTTGATGAATATTTGCCTGTGTTGTCTACCAAATCCAAATAACGACTAGTACCTATTGAGGCACGGTTTACTGCTTTTGATTTGATAATAGAATTGTAAAGAGTAAACGGAAACAAGTTATAGTCTTCACCGTTGACCATGCGATTCTGTGTATAGTATCTAGCAGGCGCACGTTGTTTGATAGCATCAATGCTTTCGCGACTTTGTGCATTGCTTACAGGTTGTGTGATACCACAAGTAAAAGTAATTGTTTGCAGATTACCATTGCGGTCAATGTAACTGATGGGCAATACCACGTTTTGCATTTCAGCAGGATTGATAATGTATTGCAAACCGTTTGAAGCACGAACATACGCACGGAAGATGCCAACTGGGATCTCAGAGAATACCCCATCACCAAACACCATGGTAATCTGATCATTGGTTCTGCTGGTCACAGAAAATATTGGTCTTAGTGTTGCAGTTTGTTCTGCAGCCGCTGAATAAATGTTTTCAGTAAATGTCCATTCTCGACTGACACTACCCACATTATCTAATTGGAATAACCAACGATCTTCGTTGTTAACACCATCAATGTTGATGTTTACTGTGCGGTTGGCAATACGTTCGGCCAAGTTAAAATCTTGATTTTGCAATACGCCTTGTTTGAAAAAGAAGAAAAATCCATTGTTAGCACTTTGGTATCCTAACTTATCATTGCGATACAATATATTGAATGTGGCATTGGGTTTTGGACTTGGCTCATAAATGTAGTCTCGGCCAGCCGTGGATGACGTTGTAGCTTCAAAAGGCATATTAACTCCATCTACTGTAGCAGTGTACGGAATCACTGGCAAGAATCCTGGCACTAAGTTAATGCCATATTCATTAGTATCAACACCTAAAATAGTTTGGCGGTTTGCAGGTCGGCCAATCTTTTGACTGCTGACCAGCGATGAATTAACAATAGCATTCCATTGTTCTAGCCAGTCAAAGTTTGTGGGATCAGCCCAGTTAACTGTGACGTTGGCTAGATTAACTCCGTTGTAATCCACAACATTTTCTGTTGTGGTTACTGAGAATGCTTTGAGCAAGCCTTGAGCTGCGGTATTGCGTTTGGCAGTATAGCTAACAAGATTGGCCAACCGTGTGACTGAATCTCTGCGTTCTGCTGTGTCTAAGTAATTTTCACGAGTATTTAGGTCAGTGCGGAAGGCAAGTGCTTGGCCCATAAACGCAATAACGTCTAGCAAAGCAATGTATTCTGATGACTCAATATAGTCATTGAACGTTTCTGGATAGTACAAACGCAGATAATCGGTGAAACTCTTACGTAGAGTTTCAAAGTCATAACTTTGGAAGTCTGCTTCGCGATAGGTTTGATAGATTTGTTTCCAATCTTCTACACCAAATATCGCTGTTTGTCTAGTGGTTTTTGCCATTGCGTCTGGGCCTTGTGTTCTTTATCTGTTATTTATGTAGATAAAAAACGGCGTAGTTATACATAGCTAGCCGAACGGCTGACTTGATTGAAGAATACATTCAGTATTTCGGCGTTGACTCCGCCCACAGTCTGTATTTCTAATTCAATCAGCATGCCATTTTCTTGTGGGTACACATTGATGTTGCTGATGAACACTCTAGGATCGCCGCCGGCCACTCGTTGCACTTCATTAATAATGCCTTGTTGCACAGCATCAACTTGATTTTCAAACAGATAATTCCACAACACTGTGCCATACTCTGGACGGCCGGGCAGTTGGCCTTGACGAATGTTAAACGCATTCAAGAGATCACGTTTGACCAATTCAAAATCCACTAGTGTAAATTTTTTGTATTGATTCTGTGTGTTAAAGCCAACAAAGGTAGTCATGACTATATTTATTTAAAATTAACCAGCGCCGCTGTAGCTATTGCTAGATGCTCTGACTGAAATTTTGTTGGCTAGATCTTTAATTAATTGTCTAATTTCTTCACTAAGATCAGTCATTAATTTTGCGTCTTTTAATGCAAAATTGTATGTGTTGATAATATCGTTTCGGGTGTACGTACCTAGGTTCTGACTTTCAATGGCATCCAATTCTTTAAGAGCAGCACTGTTAAGATCGACTAACCTTGCTCTAACTGTGGCTCGTAGTGTGACAGCTTCGTTGTTTATAACATTCCATTGCTCTTGAGTGATAGTTTGATACTCTTGGTTGATTGAATTAATTTTTGTTTTTAACGCAGAGAATGATGTACTTAAAGAACTTATAAAGTCTGAAAATGCATTGATAGCAGTAGAATTACTTGAGCTATTACCGCCGACTTGAGGTACTCGTTCATCACCTGTAACCCGTTTGGCTGCGGCATCAACTGTGGCACTGTTAACAGTATTGTCAGCAGCCACTGGTTTGGTTTCTTGTAAAACCGGCTCATCTACTTTGGCCTGTGTTAAATTCACAGCAAATGCGCCATTTACAGCCGTAGCATCAAATTTGGCTTTGACGTCTGCAGGTAATCCAGGCACATTCTTTGCCCAGTTGGCAGTGTCTGACACACTCTTTGCAGCATTGGTAGCTAGGCCACTAAGTGCCTGTGGAGTCAATTTATCTGTGGGTATGCCAATTGATTTTAAATCATCAAGCCCTGATTTCATCAATCCCTGTTGCACTTTGTCTTGCAATCCACTATTGCTTAACAAGCCGTCGAGGCCTTTTACGCCATCTTTACCAGTCCATACTGTGGGACTCTTTAGCACACTGGTAAGATCATTTTCGCCTGCGGCCAGGAATGCCGCGGCAGTACCGGGTTTCACAAGGCCTGCTCGTTCTAGTTGTCCGGCATCAAACCCAAACTTGCCTGCACCTAGTGCATTACTGATTGTGCCGGCGCCTTGCCCCACCAACTTGCTGGCCTGTGCTAGAGCACCAGTGACGTCAGGCAAACTCATGTTGCCAATACCATTCAATGCTGGACCTTGTTTAGCAAAGTCTGCTACGTTGATTCCTGCGGTAGGAGTTCCTCTAATTAACCTAGATAGTGTGCCAACTGCTGTGCTGGCTAAACTTCCTGCTCGTGCAGCGGCGCCAGTTATTGCACCTGTGATTGCTGAGCTGCCAAGGGGGCCTGATTCATTAGATACAATAGATTGAAAATCTCTGTTCCTAAACGTATTAAATGCAGCACCAGCACGTTGTCTAACACCAACAAGTCCTGCTGACAACGCTTCACTAATAGAAGCGGTAGCACCACTTGCACCAGTAGTTAGTGAGTTAAATGAAGCCGCTCCACCTTGTAATGCACTGGCCACTTGTGTGCCTGCACCTTGTCCTAGTGTTCCTATACTGGCTGTGAGACTGCTTAGATTTGTGCCAGCAGGTAATTTACTAGATAATGATGCTAGTCCTTGTGTGAGCTGGCTTTGAGCGGCTACTAGGCCACCGGCTGCTTGAGTGGCTGGGCTTAGTACATCACCAACTCTAAATCCTGTGAGGCCGCCGCTGGCTGTTTGTTGGTCAAACACTGCTTTGGCCTGTTCAAATGTAACGCCAGCAGGGGCCTTGACTTCAAACTTTTGACCATTGAATTCAAAATTAAATGTACTCATGCTTTTCTTGCTAGTTCAAATCCAGCTGGCACAGGTACAGCACCCGGATTGGGCGGCGGTTGTCCTGCTTCCAATGGAATTTCAATATCCACACCTTTGTTGTGGTAAGGATATGGTTCGTGTGTGGGTGCCCGAGTCACAATGCTTTCTAACCCATCTGTTTCAACGCTCCATCCAGTAGCACTACTAAATGTGGTATCATCTAAGATGGTTGTGGTCAAGTTGTTGGGTGCAGGCACTGAATCAGCAGCAGGGCCGTTGAGATCAATTCCGCCTGCTGTGAATTTCAATGCACTGCCGCCGTCCCAACTACCAGTGGCACTTTGCAAAGCCAAGCTGCCATCAGCTTTTATGCCAACATAACTTTTGCTATACAGTTTTAAATTTTGTTGTGCAATAGCTGTGAGGTCTGCATCAGCTTGCAAGGTAATATCTTCTACTGCTTTGGCTTTGATGCTGCCACCTGCATACATGTTGATGTCTCTATCAGCATGCAAATTAATGTCTCCACGTGTGCGCAAGTTAATTGAGTTTGTGGCATACACATCTAGCGTGCCTTGCGCACCAAGTTCAAACCAAGCTAGGCCATTAGCATGAGTAATGTAAAAAAAGTCTCCGCTGTCACTCATTGTGATCTGATGGCCAGCGGTGGTTCTAAAACGCAACAATCGATTGGTACCGTTGGTATCACCATCATCCATTACCATACTATGTCCGCCCACACGTCCCACCACTTCAAGATCTTTAGGTTTTAATGTTCCAGCATTAATTTTTTCTTGTATTTCTCCAAATTTCATACCGCCTCGATACACCGCTGGTCCAGGAGTGCTAACACCAAACACAGCACTGGGACTTTCTCTCTGACTTGAACTGGATATAGGTCCTCGCTCTGGATCTTTAATCAAGCCTTGACGAAACATCATTTCTGCAACCACACTGTGTACAGGTTTTGGTTTGTCAAAAAATCGGCCAGATTCTTCCAACGCAAGGTTATTAGTGTTGATTTCTACTACAGGCAATCGAATAGCACCATTGAAATAAGCAGATTGACTTTCATTTTCAGTAACAAACGCTGTTGTGGCACCAACAGCAGGAACCATGTGGCCTATACTTTGGTCGGGTGCTGTGCCAATGTAATAACCTTGACTGCGGTCGCCATTCACAAACACGCACAGCACAGTGATGCCCACATCAGGTGGAGTAAACCACATGCCATAGCTGTTGGAATTGCCGTCGATGTATTTTCCCACCCCCGTTGCCGCAGGGTTGTAGGGAGTTGATCCAAAGAACTGTGGCATATAACTTACTGTGGTCCATTTTGTAGGGTCAGTTTCGCCGCCGTTGGAAAATGCTTCAATGTAAACTTGAATACGGCCTGATCTTGCTGAGTCTGTGGTGTTTTTTACTACACCATAAAATGGACCAAACTCCGCAGGTGTGCCACCACGATCAAATTTATAATTTGTTGGTCGACCTCTACTGCGTTGTATTTCTGTTGCCATTACTGTTCCTTGTTAATCATCTTTGGCTATCACTTGCGGATTACCTCGCCAGCCTTGCCCTGGCGGTCTAAATCTGCCAAACGCCGCTCTATCTTCACCTGCTATAATTGCATTATCTATTGCTCTTATATCTGACGCTGCATTTTCTGAAAGTTTAGGTGGTGAAAAGAAATTTTTAATGCCTGCAATAACGCCATTGCTGGTTGGTGGTTCTGGAGGTTTAGTTGTAACAGGTACTACATAAGAGTTGCCTGGGATTAAATCAGCAGCGGTGTTAGTTTTAGGCGGCACAAAAGGAACAGCCTTTGCGCCTGTGCCGCCTTTATTACTGGCAGCCGCTGCGGTTGCTGCTGCCTTACTAGGATTAGTTGTTGTTGTTGCATTGTCTATTCTTCTCACGTCAGCTTGAGTTGCTGGTGGCATTGGTGCTGTGGCTGCCTTATTAGAGGCATTGGGTTTCATAAAGAAATATAATCTACCTTGAATAGTTTGATAAAAACTACCTTGACGGAATTCACTAATACATTGCATAGCAGTGTATACTCGACTTTGTACTGGTTGTCGTTTACTAGATCTTGAATAAGGGTCTGCTAGACCAGTATTAATATCATAATCTTCCGGTCGTTGCCATGCTATTTCAAACTGAATTTCTCTAGCATCAAAATTTATAGTGCCATCTGGTAAGAAAGGGCTAAAATCAAATTCTTGTGCGCTAACTCCACCAGCAAAACTGCCTTGCTGTATCCAAGCAGGATCGCCTACAATTTTAAGATTGCAATTGGCTAGGCCAACTGGATCATAAAGATTCTCAGCTAAATTAGCTTGTGGTTCGTTTTGTTTGCCAGATGAACCAGCACTATTTTCTGTACTAGCAGTCTGAAAATTCAAAAACGGTTGATCTCTCATGCTACTAGTTGCGCTTAGCCGTTGCCGAAAGCCAAGATTTCCTTTTTTTGTATCTCCACTGATTGTGAGATTGTAGAGATTGTTCAGGGTTTCTTTGTATTCAATCACTGAAGAATTTTTACCAGTGAACCAATAGTTGTATTGTTTATGCAGGCCACGAAATTTGTTTGAAGGATAATAACTACTGCTAAAATTTACCGGTGTATATGTGTTGATTGTGAATGTTATTTTTTGTGCATAGTCATTGCGTTTGTAATCATATTCTCCTTGTACCGCCTGAAATGTAATATTAAACCAAACTACATCTTTTGCATTGACCTCATCTTTTACTTGCAGTGCATCGTCTTCGTTAAAATATAATGTACTTTGGCCAGTAATAAACGTACTATTTCGTATGGCAATTTCGATAGCTTGCACTATTTGCATACCAGCGGTGATAGAATAATTTCTAGTTTTGATATCGTTGATAGTTTTTGTCATATTGGCTACAGACGGATCTTCAGCAGGAGATGCACCGGTATTGCTCTGAGATCTTTCCGCCTTTGTGCCTGGTGGAATCAGTTTGGCGTTCTTAATGGCATTTCCACCGCCGCCTGGACCAGGATTAGCAAATACAATTTCGTATACATCAGGATAGTCATAAACACCTTCATCGACTAAGTCTCGCTGATATTGATTCATTGCACCCATAAGTCCTTGCGTGATACCTCTTTTTGTAGTAGGTGCTGCGTCAGCTTTTGGCGGCGGCGTTTGCAAAGACGTTGATGCATTTCCTGTTACTCGAGGATCAGTTGCGGCTGTTTGTCGGCCGCTTGCATCAAGCCCAGGTTGTGCAGTAGTTGCAGCGCCAGGTGTGCCTGCGGCTGCCTGCGCAGAAGAATATATTACATCTTGGCCTAGCAAGGATTCAATGGTAGTAGCTGTTAATTCAATGTTGTAAGGTATAGTTCCTCGACGTGTTCCAGCACCAGCACCCACGCCTGGTGAAAGTGCTTCAAAACTGTATGTGACCAGTTTGTTTTCTACAGTCCAATCACATTTACCAATTTTAAATGGTATAAACTTTTCAATCACTGCATTAGGATCAGATTTGTTACCACCAATTTGAGTGACTAAATTTCCTTGTTCGTCGTAACCATAAAATCTTATAACCATGAGATATGTCACAGCCGCATAATTTATAGGTTGATTTTGTCCTGTAGCTGGCATAAAATCTTGTACTGCTTCATACAACCGATCCAACAAAGTAATGCCATTGTTTTCAATCACAGTAAATTTAAGATTTTTAATTGCATGTGGTGCTCTAGTGCCGCTACCTGTGAGAAAGTTTTCAATGGTAACAGAGTCAATGTAAAAATCTAAAGGAAATGCAGGATTGCGTCCAGCATCAGGTTCAGCAGCACCTGGAATTGATGCATTGGTGCTACTGGATCCGTTGTTTTCGTAAAATGTTTGTGTGTTAGAACTTAAAGCGCCCTTAAAGCCACCTGAGTTCTGTGGAGCGCCACCGCTTTGTACCAATAACATGTAACCATTAACTACTTTTTTCTTACTGTATACCAACTGTTTGTATTGTGCTGGAGTCATAAGATACCAACTGGCCCTATAGGTATAACTGGAAAATTTGTCTAAAATATTATCTTGAGGTATTATTTTTTGATTGCTACCATCAGTGGTAAAACTACCAGTTTGTGTTTTTAGTGCTTGGTTTAGCGCATCATTTTCTGCTTGACTATAACCACCGTATGATGCTCCAGCATCATCGCCGAGTGCTTGACTGACATTTGTGCCTGCTCCACCAGTGGCATCATCATACTGACCAACACCAGGACTGGTAGGAGAAATAGCTCCTTGTCCAACTCCGCCAGTATCGTCGTTGACACTAGGGTCTTGTCTGATGCTGCCTTCAAATCCAGTTTCATAATTTGATGTTGATTGTGTTTGTATGAATGATCGTGTGGCAGCATTGGTGCCTCGATCACCGTCACCAGCATTGGTAGTAGGAGTAGTTTCAGGAAGGGTAGCCATTAGTTAAAACCCCAAGACTGATCGCAATGTGGTGATCTTTGGAATGTAAATTCTAGTGTCTGCTTTGAAATCCAATGGAGGTGCAGTGAGTGTGTTGGGATTGCGTTGATAAAATGTCCACCACAATCCAGCATCTCCATACAAGTCATAAGCCAACAAGTCTGGACGATATTGATACGTTACATTTATAATCCATAGCTTGTCATCACTTTCTTTTGGAATTGGTCTGTTGACCATGACGTCCAAATAAAACTGATCATACCCAGTTTGAAAGTACGGACTGGTGCTTGTGTAAGTTGCAGCCATTACCAGAACCCTCCACCTGCCAATAACGAACCATTGGCAAAAGATTTCAAACTAAATTGTTTGCTAACTTGATTGCGTGTTTGCATGGGCAATAGTGTTATTGAAATTTCCATCTTGGTCGGAACGTAAGTGCTGTTGATAGATGTTTGATTGGTGACATTTTGATTTACTTGACTGGGACTAGGACGATTAGATAAACTACCGTTGTTTAATCCAGCATTGCTCAATCTATCAAGAATAGCTACTACTGTGCCTAATGATCCACCTATTGCAGGTCCGGATGATTGATTTCTGCGATTTTCCATGTTAAGTCCAATGTTGTTAAATCCGTTGGCACGAATGTAATCCACATCAGTAGGCAAGCTGTATCCAAAAGTAGTGACCACACAAGGACTTTCGTTAAACTGATATTTTCCAAATCCACTGAGATATACCAAAGGTGGCGGGGTGCCGGCTTCGGCATCTTGGCCGTAAAACATCTTTGTTACAGATTTAAAAAAGTGTATCACTGCTAACAGATACGCAGCTTCTCGGGTATCTTGTGCAGTGAATGTGCCTTTGATACTGATATTTTCTACTGAACTATTTTGATAAAAATATCCACGATAGTTGGAATGTGTTAGATCATAGTTTGCGTATTTGGCTTGATAACTGGTTTCAATGGCAGGAGTGTATGGAAATACCACACCGTCAGTAGCAGCCAATGGTGCAAGTATTCCTGGTCCACCATTACCAGCTGGCACTTTGTACAGATAGTTAGCATTTGGTGCCAATCTCAGTCGCACACGCCAATCGGCCGCAGCAGGTGTGTTTTGGCGTGTTTGCAGTGTACTTTGATTTTGTGCGTTATTGATCAATCCTTTAGTGACAGCGGCGCCAGCATTAACACCATCTGAGTTCTGTGCTACATTTGTACCTGCTCCGCCAGTGGCATCATCTTGTACTGGTGCTGGGGCTGTAGTTGGTGGCGGCGTAAAGAGATCAGCAACACCATTTGTGTTGTCAACTGGCAGAGGAGTGGCCGACTCAGCGGCTATTCGCAGATCAGCAACGTCTTGTGCAGCTTCTGTTGCTGCTAGTGCTTCGTCGCCAGTGGTAGGAACTGGCGTTGGAACTTCCACTTGGGTTGCTGTAGTTGTAAATGTTACTGTGTAAGTGTTATCAGAATTGATCCTATCTGATGTGCTGGCACTATCAAAATTAATATTTTGTCCTAATGTAGCAAATGCTTCGCTTCGTGCTTGTGCCGTGGCCAAAGACAAGGCTGTATTATAATCGTTAGCAGTTGCGTCGGCAGAAAATGTTCCTGAAGCCATGTTTGTTTCCTATTGCTTATTTACCGCTGACAAAAACGGCGCAGTTTAACAAGAGGTTGACAATTGTTGTAAATATGCTACAATCCTAATAAGGAGACCTTGTCATACTATGACTCTATTACCAAAAGCGGCACCTCGTGTCAATTACCTAAACAACCGTGATATTTTGAAAGAAATACACTTCAGCAAGAACACCTATTGCTGGTATCGCGATCCTGTGCAGGATCACCAATTTGATTTGATCCTACCCAGCCTAGACAAAATCAATCAACGCACAGTGGTTGAAGCAAGAAAAAATCGTGCCGACCGTATCAAACGAGAAACAGGCGAAGTGATTGATCAAAAGAAAATCCCCAACACTGATTTAGTTTTCCGCATCACCTGTTGGGATCACATTCCCCGAGCACCTAAAAAAATTACCAAAGCCGAAGCCAAACGCAAAAAGCTAGAAGACATTTTTGAACTGGACGATGTTGCCGAAGATCCCTCGGCAGACATTGTGGATGTGCCTGTGTTGGATCTAAATCATGTGCGTGTGAACTTTCCTCCGTTTGAACAGTATAGACTGGACGAAGAAAAGAAGCCGTACCTTGTGGGCCGCAGTCACTGGAAGGGCGACTTGACCACAGGAGAGTTTTCCAAGGACCACGGCAACATGACTCGCAAGTTAGCCATGATGTTTATGAAACTGTGCGAACGATATGCTACCCGTTCAAACTGGCGCGGCTACACCTACAACGAGGAAATGCGCGGACAAGCTCTACTTCAACTTAGTCAAATTGGTTTACAATTTGACGAATCTAAATCGCAAAATCCTTTTGCTTACTATACCGCCGCGATCACTAATAGTTTTACACGGATTCTTAACATCGAAAAGAAAAATCAAAATATCAGAGATGACATCCTAGAGATGAACGGCCTAAACCCATCATGGACTAGACAGAACTCCGGCAAAGCTGGCATGGCAGCCATGTCCGGTCCGGTTGTATCTAGCTTGGATGAGTAGTATACTAGCAGGATGACTAATCTATTCCGCAAGGCCGCAATCTTCACTGACATACACTTTGGACTCAAATCCAACTCAACACTACACAATGAAGATTGTTTGGCCTTTGTAAAATGGGCCACTGCCAAGGCCAAGGCGGAAGGCTGCGAGACTGCTATGTTCTTAGGCGACTGGCACAACAACCGTGCCAGCCTAAACATTGTTACACTGAACTACAGCCTTCGATCACTGGAGCACCTAAATGCAAATTTTGACCGCGTTTACTTTATTCCTGGCAATCACGATCTTTATTACCGCGATAAGAGGGATATCCAAAGCGTTGAATGGGCAAAGCATCTCTCTAATGTACATATTTGTAATGATTGGTTCAGCAGTGGCGACGTTGTTATTGCACCTTGGCTATGCGGTGATGACCACAAGCGTATTCCAAAACTGACCGGCAAGTACATGTTCGGGCACTTTGAACTGCCTGGCTACTTGATGAATGCCATGGTAGAAATGCCCGACCATGGTGAGGTGCGTAGAGAAGACTTTGAGAATTTTGAACATGTATTCACCGGACACTTTCACAAGCGACAGACTAAGAAAAATATTACCTACATCGGTAATGCGTTCCCTCACAATTATGCAGATGCTGGTGACGACGAACGAGGACTTACTGTACTGGAATGGGGAGCAGCGCCTGCGTTTCATGCTTGGCCTGCTCAACCCACGTACAGGGTTTACGGACTTGCAAACCTTATTGATAACGCTCCATCGCTTCTCAAGCCCAAGATGCATGTGCGTGTTGGACTAGACATTGAGATTTCATACGAAGAAGCCAACTTCATCAAAGAAACATTTGTAAAAGACTACAATCTGCGTGAGATGAGTCTGATACCAAATAAGAATTCAGATGTAGACACAGACATGGCTCCTGGCGAAATCAAGTTTGAATCAGTAGATCAAATTGTTACAGACCAACTCACTAACATTGAATCAGAATTCTACGACAACAAGTTACTATTGAAGATTTATCAAAACTTATGATTGTTAGAGAAAGCATTAAATATTTACAAGTAGAAAATACCACTAAGTGCAATGCTTGGTGTCCTGGATGTTCAAGGAACAACGACGGATACGGATTAAGTAATTTTGTAATTGAAGATTTGACTACTACTCGGCTTCAAGAAGTATTAGAAGAATATCAAAATCTTGAAGTGATACAATTTTGTGGTACCTATGGTGACACTATAGCTGCCAGTAATGTTCTTGAACAAATTACATTGGCTAAAAATTATGCCAAAAAAATACAAATTCACACGCACGGCGGTATTAGAAATACCGAATGGTGGCATAATTTTGCTGTGCTGCTGAGCGACATCGAGCATGATGTTTGGTTTGCATTAGATGGTCTCAAAGGCGTACACGAGATATACAGGCAAGGTACCAATTTTGATAAAACAATTGCCAATGCACAAGCATTCATCAATGCCGGAGGATATGCAACCTGGCAATTTATTCCGTGGGCACACAACGAACATCAGATCATGCAATGCATAAAAATGAGCCAGGATTTAAAATTCAAAAAGTTTAAATTTGTAAAAAGTGTTAGAAAACAGTTTCAGGGTCGCCATTGGCAGACTGGCGAACCCATTGAATTCAAAGCGTGGAAAAACGATTATAGTTTTAATACCTACGAAACAATACCAATTAGAAATCAAGTGTTAAAAAAAGATTGTAGACATCTGTCAGATCCAAGTTTGTATCTTAATGCCACTGGAAACATATCAGTGTGTTGCTGGTTTAACAATTATCGTCAAAGTGCAGAGTTTGAGTTACTTCCAGATATAGAATCTGAATTGAGCGTGGCTCCTTTACAAACTTGTTTACAATCATGCGGTAGCTATGCTATAATAGATAATATATGATCCAAATACGAAATCTCACTGTTAAAAACTTTATGAGTGTGGGTGCTGCCACACAGGCCATTGACTTTGATCGCAATGATCTTACATTAGTACTGGGTGAAAACTTAGACCTAGGTGGCGATGGTAGCCGTAATGGCACAGGTAAGACCACAATCATCAATGCGCTAAGTTATGCATTGTATGGCCAAGCACTGTCAAACATCCGCAAAGACAACTTAGTAAACAAGACCAATGCCAAACACATGTTGGTCAGTTTAGACTTTCACATCAACGGCACAGACTACAAAATTGAGCGTGGTCGCAAACCCAATGTTCTCAAGTTCTATGTGAACAACGAACACAAGGCCGCAGAGGACGAAGCACAAGGAGATTCAAGAGAAACACAAGATGCCATAGAACGTATTATTGGCATGAGCCACGACATGTTCAAACATGTGCTGGCATTGAACACCTACACCGAACCGTTCCTAAGTTTGAAGGCCAATGACCAACGCACTATCATTGAACAGTTGTTGGGCATTACTTTATTGAGTGAGCGAGCAGATCGTATCAAAGAACTCAATAGACAGACTAAAGATGCCATCCAGTCTGAAGAGTTTAGAATTCGTGCTGTGCAAGAAGCCAACAAGCGCATTGAAGAACAGATTGAAAGTCTAAAGCGTAGACAAGTGCTTTGGCAAAAGAAGTATGACAGTGACGTGGCTTATCTAGTTGGTCAGTATAACGATCTGGCAAAGATTGATATTGAACTAGAACTGTTGGCTCACAAAGATCTAGCTGTGTGGTCTGCAAGAAAACAACAACAAGATGCATATACTGCTCTTGTTGGTCGGCAAACTGCTTGGAAACAAAAACAAAACAAAGACATTGGTGAGTTAGAATCAACCTACAACCAACTCAGCCACATTAACATTGCAGCAGAACTGCAAGCACACACAGACTTGGCTGCTTACACTCAAAAAGCCAAAGACATTGTGGATCTTGAAAAATACATTGCTAGATGTGGTGCAGATGAAGCCAAAGAACAAAAAGTAATTGATAAGTTAAAAGCCGAAATTGAAGAATTAAAAGATCACAAGTGCTATGCGTGTGGACAAGACTTCCACGATACCAATCACGAAACAGTATTGGCTGCTAAAGAGAAAGCCTTGCAAGAGGCAGCGTTACAAGCTCTATCCACAAATACACAGTGGATTGAGAACACTGATGCACTGCAAGCATTAGGCAAGTTGGGTACCAAACCTACAACATATTATGCAACAGAAACAGAAGCAATTCGACATTCTAGTGAGTTGGAAAACATTCAACACAAGATTGATGCCAAACGTGCAGAAACAGATCCCTATGCTGAACAGTTGGCAGAACACACACCTGTAGAAGTTGGCGCACAACCTGTTACGCATTATGATACTGAAACACAAGCAATTGATCATCGCAGTCGAATGAATACAATGCTAACACAGATCAATAGCAAAGCACTAGAGACCGATCCGTATACAGAACAAATTACCGAAATGCAACAACAGGCCCTACAGATAGTGAGTTATGATCATTTAAACGAACTCACAAGAGTACAAGATCATCAAGACTTCTTGTTAAAACTGTTGACCTCAAAAGACTCGTTTGTGCGTAAGAAGATTATTGAGCAAAATTTGAGCTATTTGAATCAACGTCTCACACACTACTTGGATAGAATTGGCTTGCCACACACAGTAAAATTCATGAACGATCTAAGTGTGAGCATTGAGGAACTGGGTCGTGAACTGGACTTTGACAACCTGAGTCGCGGTGAACGCAATCGCCTGATCCTTAGCATGAGTTGGGCATTCCGTGATGTGTGGGAAAGTTTGTACTCGCCAATCAACTTGTTGTTTATTGACGAGATGATTGACAACGGCTTGGACACACAAGGTGTAGAGAATGCCTTAGGCTTGCTGAAGAAGATGAGTCGTGAACGTCACAAGTCAATTTGGCTTGTGAGTCACAGAGACGAACTAACCAGCAGGGTAGAAAACATTCTCAAGGTCATCAAAGAGAATGGCTTTACCAGTTACAACACGGATGTAGAAATTGCGTAAGATCAAAGTATTACATCTTGAACCCACTGATGTGTGTCAAGCCGCATGTCCAGCATGTGCTAGAGAGACTGACTCAAAGTTTCGCAAGGATCAAAAACATCATTTGACCATTGGGCATATACAACGGCACTTTTCAGATCGCAGAATCAAGAGCTTAGATAAAGTGTTCATGTGCGGCAACTACGGAGATCCAGCCGCAGGTGCCTATACTGGTGACATGTACAAATGGTTTAGACAGCTAAACCCCACAATCACACTAGGCATGAATACCAACGGTGCCATACAAAACACTTTCTGGTGGCACGAAATTGGACGCTTGTTCAATCAACCTCAGGACTATGTGGTATTCAGCATTGATGGCCTAGAAGATACCAATGGCGTGTATAGAAAAGGTGTGAGCTGGACCAAGCTCATGCAAAATGCGCAGGCATTTATTGAAGCAGGCGGTTCGGCACACTGGGACATGTTGATCTATCAACACAACGAACACCAAGTTGACGAGTGTGAGCAGCTGGCTCGAAACATGGGTTTTAAATGGTTTCGGGCCAAAGTCAGCAAACGATCATTGATTGGCAGATTAGAGTGGCCAAGAAACTATCAGGCACAATCATTTGATGGTGTCATAAAGTGTCATGCACAGCAAGAAAAAAGTGCTTATATAGATGCCCGAGGCAATCTCGGCCCTTGCTGTTGGATAGGTGCCACACAAACAGATTTTGTTAGCACTGATTCTGTGGTAGACTTTTATCCAAAGAAACACGCAACTTGTGTTGCAACTTGCTCAACAGATCAATCGCAAACAGCATTTTCAAATCAGTGGCGCAAAGAAATTCAGTTATGTTAGCAACTTGGCATTTTCACATTGAGATTTCCAGCAAGTGTACCTTGCGGTGTCCTCGGTGTGCCCGCCAAGAAGTACCTGATGGACTTGTAAACACAGAACTAGACTTAGAATTTTTCAAACGCAACTTCACTCCAGAGTTTGTGAAAGCCAATGTAGAGAAGATTACATTCTGTGGCGATGATGGTGATCCTATCTATGCACATGATTTGATTGCAGTAATTAGCTATCTTAAAAGTATAAAACCTGTTGAAATTGTCATTGTTACCAATGGATCACACAAAAAATTAACTTGGTGGACTCAATTGGGTACTTTGTTGGACTCAAATGATAGTGTTCACTTTAGTATAGATGGATACGACAACGCCAGCAATAACTTGTATCGAGTAAACAGCGATTATGACAGCATCATTGACGGTTTACAAACATTGCGTAGCATGAGTGATTGCCAAATTGTGTGGGCTGCTATTGCATTCAAGTTCAACGAACATCACATAGACACAATGAAAAAAGTTGCCAAAAAACTTGGCGTAGACAGATTTCAATTGACCAAGAGCACAAAGTTTGGCAGTGTGTATCCATCGTATGGGGTTGACGATCCACTTGAACCCAGCGTAAAATTTGTCAGCAGTTCACATCGCTTTGAACGTGAAGTTACTGCATTAACAGAAACAAGTGAATGGACTAAAATTCCACTCACAAACAATCGACTATTCAATCAAACTAAAAGTCGTAACGGTATTACTCCGTTATGCGAGATAGGCAACAAAGGATTGTACATTGATGCTCGCGGCAGGCTATTCCCTTGCTGTTGGGTAGCCAACAGATACAATCACAATTTAGACTGGCAGCAATTAGCAAACAACTTTGATCTAAAAACAAAAACATTAACAGACGTATTGGCAGATAGTTTTTGGGCTAACGAGTTCCAAACTTTCAAGTGGCAAGAATGTCAAACCAAATGCTCTAGTGCATTGGTTGACGAAAAATACGCTACTTCTTGGTAAGAGGACTAACTATAGCACATAATCAAAATCACACATGACATGGCTTTATCAAGATACCCCAATTGAGACACTGCCCGAAGAATGTGTAGGTTTTGTTTATCTAATTACAAATAATCTATCTGGGCGCAAGTACATAGGCAAAAAACTCGCAAAATTTAGCAAGACAACTTATAAAACTGTAACACAAAAGAACGGCACAAAGAAGCGGAAGAAGATACGATCAAAGATCGATTCAGATTGGAGAGAGTACTATGGGTCAAGCCCAGAATTAACCGCAGACGTAATCACTTTAGGCACCGAAAACTTTACCAGAGAAATACTTTACTATTGTAAATCAAAATCAGAATGTTCTTACATTGAAGCAAGAGAACAGTTCACAAGAAAAGTATTAGAATCAACAGATTATTATAACGGCCATATTCAAGTTCGTGTGCATGGCTCACACATCATAAACAAACTTTAATCACGACTCTGTGCTGAGTGTTTGACTCAGCCCCATTGAGGAACGGTGCAATACCCGGTCTAGACTTGGGCGTCAAAGGCAACTGTTAACTTAAGGCAGCAAATGGTTTGGGCTCTGTGAAAAAGCAACCCATGCTCGTAGGATTTAGATCTATTCTGGATTACTAGGGTTCCGTTGATATGTGAAGCTAGAGTAGGGGGTACCGGTCAACCGCCTCCGTGTGTGCAAACACAATCTCTTTAGAATAGATGACTGCGGTCACTCAGATGATGCATTCAATTCACCGTGCATACGGTGAATTATGACCACAGTATCTAGATGATACTAAGTCAAAGAAACAGTTAGTTGTTGAGCGATAGCGAAAACAACAGACTTGCGTAGCAAGTCTTTAAAGTAGTTGTTCTAATCTCTTAGAAAATTGTTCAACATAAAGATTATTAGATTGAATACCTGGATGCATTTTGTCTTGGTTTACATCAATTCGTTGATTACGCATATTGTTATATAGATTCAACCAATGCTCTTGATTGATAGTACCTGCACTATCAAAATTATTGTGCAGCTTATGATAGAGTTGAAAAACTTCATCATCATTTCTAGTGTTTGAGTTTAATAATTTTTGTGTATATTTGGTATATTGTCCTGGTAGACAATCAGTTTTTTTTACAAAAAAATTGTGATCCCACGAACATAATCCATTAACAAAAAACACTTGTGTATTGGTAAGTTTACTAACTTTGAGTATGGTATTCACATACTTAACTAAATTTAATATCTCATAACAGTCATGTGCTAAAGTAGTAAATCTATCTCTTATTTCATTGAGATAGTCACTAGAGTAATTGATACTATGAGTGTTGATTGGTTGACACTGAGCTCTTGGAATAAACACTTGTCGTGTGGTATACAATTCAAACCCTAGTTCTAACTCGTACCTAGGGGTACTAGTCCATTCAACTATGGCATAGTCAACTGAATAATCAACTAGTGCTTGTATGGTGTCTTGAAAAATTCCTGCATTTGACCTTCCAGCTTGACTAACATTGATTTTGATAGTTTTTGAAAAAAATCTGTCATGCAGTTGATTGACCCAAAGTAAAGGTTCGTTTTTTCCTAATGCAAATCCTGTGCCGGCTGTGTATGAGCATCCAGCAAACACTGTGTGACTCATAGATTCTGATCAGGCCAATCACGGAACAATGCATGTTGTATTGTGCCCGACACAAACTGATTGAATGACTTGTGTTTTTCTTCTAGTTCACCTTTGAGTGGTGCTACTCGTCGGAATGCCGAGTCTATCTGGCCCATGTCCTTAAACTCCATCAAGATCATCCATTCGGGCATGTCTGCAATTGAACGGAATCCCATCTTGCATCTTGTAATTCTGTATGTTTCCATCTTGCCTTCAGAAATCAAATGATCAAAGAAACTTTTCATTCCGTCGACCCATTCTAGGTCTGATATGTCGCCTTCTTTGTCTGCCCAAATTGTATATAAATCCATAGTTACTCCAGTGGTCCTAGTATTTCAAATCCCGCCATGCTAGATTTGTATAAGTGTGCTTGCTCAAGGTACAGGTATTTAAATCCTCGTGCCTTGTAGATTGCACACTCGGTTTTCATTGTTTCTATTCCCAAGCGTAATTTGGGATTGTTGTAGTTCCATGCAAATTGATCGCACAGTGCGTTATGATCGTCGTAGCGGCGGATCAAGCTGAATGCAACCAATTTATCGTTGTCGTAGTACCCAATAACATCTGTCATTGGATCTGTGTATCGACTGTCAAATATAGGCATCACGCTGGCAAAATGTTTGTATTTGCAATAGTCTCTGTAGATACTGTTTAGCTGTTTGATGTCAGTATCAAGCAGGTACTCCCACTTCACAGTTGGTGTATAGTTTGTTTTTGCTAGATCAATTCTGGCAAACTGATAGCTCATCTTGGATCCTTGCGATGTTCAAACAATCCAGTAAGATACTCTTCTGGCCAGTTGTGATAGAATCCCTTCTCGGCTATTGTTCGGGCTCGAGCATCAAGATCGCTGAGACTTTGCACTAGAGCCAGAGCGTATGTGCCTTGGTTCATGCACACACCGTTGACCATCTCAACGTCTGCGGGATGATCTTCTAGTGCAAGAAGATTGTTGCGCAGTAAAAATTCTTTGTTGGCAATTTTTAAACTGTCACTGAATAACTCATATGGCCACTCTATCGGATCATACGCATAGATTACTACTTCCCAGGTTCCCATACCCCAACGTGCTTGATTCTTCAAATCAAAGTAAGGATGCACACCCACTCGTACATCATAACTTTTTTTCATGCGTGCTGCTCGTGCGTATGGACAAGGCGCCCAACCACCTAGTGCTGGATGCGGAACTTCTACAAAGTTCACAATCCACTGTTCTATATCGTGAGTGACTGTTTCAATATCCATTAGAAGAACGGCAAGTTTGTTTTCTTGGTAGTTTCTATATTTTCTTTGGCCAATGCAGCAATCATTGCACGTTCGTTACTGCTGAGTTGTAATACTTGTTCGTAAGTGATGCCGCCACGCATGTGCCAGGCCAATTTGAATCCTTCTTCTCGAATTGAATTGGCCTCCTTTTCCATGCCTTCAATCATGTCATTGATTTGTTCTGCGCTTGCGGTCAGGAGGCGGCGCCGAAAAAATTTGCTGTATCCAAAGTAAAGTTTTGTTCGTATTCATGTTCACAATTGGAACATTTCATTTTTATCGGCTTAAACTCATCATAGGCACGAATTTTAATTGCATGATCTCTAATCTCACCGTAAAGTTGCCGATCGCAATTCATTAAAAAGTCTTCAATAAAATCTGGTTCAGACACCAGAGCTTGCGGAGTTTTGATTCCGACAATACTGCTTCTGATGGCTTTTACTGTGATCTTGGTAATCTGTTGAATAGCATCGTTTAACATTTTGGTTTTTTGTTCTTCAGATAGATCTGAAGTTGGCAATTGTGCCAACACACGTTGTTGTTCAAATTGCAGTAGGTTGATTTCAGTTTGCTTTTCGTACACAACAGACTGGAAGTAAATTTCAAGATCGCCGTGCTTGACAGATTCCGAAAAGTCTGGTGCTTCTAACGTGTCTAATAGATTTTTTAGATCCAGTTCAAAATTATTTTCTGTAGAACATTTCTCACAAGTGGTATCAACTTCCATCATTGGGCCATAGCTGGCAATACGAATGGCTGTGAGGATAGTGTTGAGATCGCAGTTGGGCATGTTCCAAGCATTTTTAATGTTGGGTATGCAACTTTGTACCACACTCACAATGGCTGCTCCGTTGAACAGTGCGTCAGGAGTGCGATAGGTAATTTCGTCCATGGCAGTCATGGGCAATATTGGCAGTTCTCGATTGACTGGCATGTCTATGCTACCGGGTGGCCAAAATTGTCCATCACTAGGCAAGCGAATGTAAATGGCAGGTTGACGAAAAAACGCTCGTAACGGGTTCAAAGATTGGGTCATTTTTTTACCTATAAATATACTTCTACTTATAGGTACTAAACTATGGCCACAACAATTGATGAACCAGCAGACCGAAGCAATAATGCACTAGAACGAATGGCAGCCTCAGCAGAACGAGCAGAACGAGCCTCTGAAGCAAATACTATAGCAACCGCACAAGCTGCTGTTGTGACCAAAAAACTTGCAGACGAAGAAAAAGCTGCTACTGAAGCAGCCGCACGATTCAAAGTCAAAATGGATACTGCTACCGGTGCCGCTGGTAGTCTAGTAGATGCGTTTGTTACCTACAACAAAGAAGTATACAAAGGATCCAGTGCCAATCAAGCTGCTGCTGCCAGCATAGAAAAAATGGGCGAAGCGGCCAAATATGCAGGTGCGTTTCTTGCAATTTTAGTTCCTGGCGGACCCGTAGTCAAAGCATTGGTTGCTGGCTTAGGATTGCTAACTGCTAAACTACTAGAAGCCGGTGTTGAAGTAGCAAGACATACTGATGAAGTTTACAAAGCCTACCAAGACATGGCTAAAATTGGTGCCACTGGTGCAGGTGGCATGCAAGATGTATTCAACAGCCTACAAAAAGTAGGATTAGGTACACAAAAATTTGGTGAGTATCTCAAACTTGTAAATGACAATTCCAAAGATCTAGCCTTGTTTAGTGGCACAGTACGAGGAGGCCGCAAGATCTTTGAGAACACCATGGCGTCTTTGTCTGTTCAGCAAAAAGAACAGATGGAGTTAATGGGCCTAAACGATAGTGCTAGAGCTGAAGTCACAATGGCTTACATCAAGCAGCAACGCTTGTTGACCCTGGGCACTAAAACGCAGATGGACACTAGCAGTGCGGCTGTGATGAGATATATCAATGAGACTGACCAACTTACACGCATTACCGGACTGAATCGCCAAGAACAAGAAAAAGCATTAGAAATAGCAATGGCCAACGAAGCGTTCCAGGCCACTATTATAGACATGCAGGAAAGAGGCCTGCATGAAAGTGCAAAAGTAGCTCAATCAATGCATGCTGTAGCATATTCTATTAGCCCTGAAAAAGGAGCTCAATTTGCAGCAAGTTTGTCAGAATTTGGCGCAGCTACTAAGTTAGGTGGTCAGGCCTACATGTCTTCGGCTGGCGAGAGCGCCGAAGTATCAAGAAAACTACTTGCTGGCGAGATTAGAACGTCCGAGCAAGGCATAGCTGCCACGGAAAGCCTGTTTAAGGCTTACGGCAAAAATACAGAAATGTTCCGAAGCCAGGCAGCAATGAGCAACTACGGCGAGTCTATGGGCAATTTTCGCGATGATGTCGCTGCGGGAGCCATGGCAGCAAACGGCCTTGCGAAAAATTTTGAAAAAGCAGGAAAAGATCTTGCAGACGCTAAAACTACTGATCCTCTAGTTAAAGCACAAGCCAAAACTGCGGTAGAAACTCAACAACAGCAATTGCTGTTGCAGAGAAAACTCAATGAGCTAATGCCAGGGTATGTTGAAGAATTGGGCAAGGCATCAACTGCAAACAGAAAAATATCGGATGACATTGATAAGAATTTATTACCAGAATTTAAAAATCTAACAGATGCGTTGAAACCATTGGGCACTGAATTGTTGTATATAGCAAAAACAGTATTACCATCCATGACAACAGTTATTGGATCATTAACAACTGCTGTTAGAGGATTAGCTGATTTTCTCAATTGGTTTAACGGCGATCAGAAAAAAGCAAGTATTGCAAAACTTAAAGAATTGGACAAAGCTGGTGGAAATGCCCAACTCACTGGCGGGCTAGGAGGAGCAGCAATAGGCGGCAGTGCCGGTGCTATTGCTGGTGGACTGCTTGGCTTTTTTGGTGGTCCACCAGGCATAGCTGCGGGTATAAAATTTGGATCAATAATTGGTGCTGGACTAGGTGGTTACATTGGCAGAAATTACGGAGAAGAAGCAGAAAAAAATGTTGCCAATCCTCAACCAACTGCTCCACTACCGCCAGGCAAAGCAGCCGGTGGTCCGGTAATGGGAAAAACACCATATCTAGTGGGCGAAGAAGGACCAGAAATATTTGTGCCTAGCGTGGCTGGTGATATTATACCCACTGGAAAACTACAAGGCACTACTGGTGCAGCACTAAAACAACGCACTGAGGTTGAAAAACTTGTTGATCAAATTGTTGTTAATATCAAACAGCAAAAAACAATATCAGACGCTGATCTTAAACTTGAGAAAGAGTACAGCAAGTTTTACAAAGAATTTATCACTGTTAAAACCAAATTTGAAAAAGATCAACTTGAAGCAATAAACTATCAACTGACCGAAGGCTCTAGTGGCGCTGCTGGAGCAGGTGGTAGCGGGGGCTCAGGATTGAAAATGCCAAGCATGCCCGGCATTGCTGGTATGGGCGGCGGCCAAGGTCTTCGAGCTACTAGACAAGATGACTTGTCTAAGATGGGATTGAATATCAAAACTGGTGATGTGCAAGCCGAGGGTGCAGGCATTAGTCCTAGGTTAATTGAATTAGCTCGTCAAATACAAGGTGGTGTGCCAGGATTTAATTATTTCAGTGCATTTAACGACAAGTTCCATCAAGAAAAAGCACCCAGCAGTCAACATGCCAAAGGCCTGGCACTAGACTTTACTGTGGCACAACAGCCCAGCATTGAAGAAGGCAAAGCCATTACTGATTGGCTCAAAGGTCTGGGTGCCAGTTTGGCCATTGATGAATACAACAATCCCAGTTCAAAATCCACAGCAGGGCATTTCCATGCACAAATTCCCGGCTTTGAAGAAGGCGGAATGCTGGGTGCAGGCAAAATAGGCATTGCAGGTGAAGGTGGCAAACCAGAATTAATATCTGGACCAGCTAGTATTACACCAATGAATGACCTAATGGGTGCATTAAATAATCTCAACGCTGTGATGGAACGCAGCCATAGCACACTGTCCGAAATTGCTAGAATCAGCAAAGCCACTAGTGACTCCAGTGCTAAGATGCTGTCGTATGCACAGAACTAACGGTAAATAAACAATCATGGCAGAACAAAACAAACCCGGCTGGCGCAAATATTTTAAGGTAGCAGACACTACTGGAGTGATGAGTCCAATTTCTGGAACTAATCAATTTGGCTTTCCGGGATACGGCAAGAACGATGGCGGCATGGGCAACACCAATGAGTTTGGCTTCCGCAACTATGCCAGCAGACTGCCCGAAGTCTACTCCGGCCACCCCAACAGAATTGAACGCTACAACCAGTATGAGAACATGGACATGGACTCAGAAATCAACGCTTGCTTGGACATTATTGCAGAGTTCTCCACACAGCTAAACGAACAAAACGGCACGCCGTTTGATATTGACTATCAAGACAAGCCCACTGACCACGAAATTGAAATCATCCGTAAGCAGATGAAGCAGTGGGTTAAACTAAACAAACTAGACCAGCGCATATTCAAACTGTTCCGCAACACCATCAAGTACGGCGATCAAATCTTTGTGCGTGACCCAGAAACATTTGAAATGATGTGGGTGGACATGAGCAAGCTGGCCCGTGTGATTGTGAACGAATCAGAAGGCAAGCGTCCTGAACAGTATGTGATCCGTGACATCAACCCCAACTTCCAAAACATGACTGTGGCAGCAAAGACCACCACAGATTACATGACCAATCCAGTTACTGGATCAGTTTCTGGTAGCTCTAACTATACCATGCCCAACGGCGGCACAGGTGGCGGTGTGGGCAACAGTCGCTTTATGACTGCCATGAACGAAGTTTGTTTGGACGCTAAACACGTGGTGCATATGAGTCTGAACGAAGGCTTGGACACGTTCTGGCCATTTGGCAAAAGCATCTTGGAAAACATCTACATGGTGTTCAAACAAAAGCAATTGCTAGAAGATGCTATCTTGATCTATCGGGTGCAACGTGCTCCAGAGCGTAGAATTTTTAAAATTGACGTGGGCAACATGCCATCACACTTGGCCATGCAGTTTGTAGAACGTGTGAAAAACGAAATGCACCAACGCAGAATTCCCACTGTTACTGGTGGTGGAAACAACATGATGGACTCAAGTTACAACCCGCTATCCATCAACGAAGACTACTTCTTTCCACAAGGACAAGACGGACGCGGCTCATCAGTTGAAGTGCTACCTGGCGGTCAGAACCTGGGCGAAATTGACGATTTAAAGTATTTTAACAACAAAATGGCTCGTGGCCTGCGTGTGCCATCTAGCTATTTGCCCACTGGTCCAGACGACTCAGACCGTGTGACAAGTGACGGAAAAGTAGGCACTGCCCTTATTCAAGAGTACAGATTCAACCAGTATTGTGAGCGACTGCAAGCGTTGATTGTGCAAAAATTGGACGACGAATTCAAGATGTTCTTGAAGTGGCGCGGGTTTAATATTGACTCTAGCCTGTTTAATATCAAGTTCAATGCACCACAAAACTTTGCAAGTTATCGTCAATCAGAACTAGATAACACTAGAATAACAGCATTTACATCATTAGAACCCTTGCCTTACATGAGCAAGCGTTTTATGCTAGAACGTTTCTTGGGTCTAACTGAAGACGAAATTCAGAAGAACGAAGAAATGTGGCGTGAAGAACATGATGACGTTGATGCACCACCTGTGGCTGGCAGCGACTTGCGAGCTGTGGGCGTAACCCCAAGCGGTATGGAAGCAGACATTGCTACTGGTGAAGAAATGGCTGCTATAAATCAACCTGGTGCAGAAGGCATGACAGGACCGGGAGCAGCACCTCCGGCAGCCGGTCCGGGCGCACCCGGAACGTTATAAATAACATCATGCTACTGACAGAAATCTACAATCAACAGCCTCAAGCCTATCAGGACCTGAGTCAAGACAACAGTCAATTGCAACTCAACGACTTGCGTAAAACTCGATTGACCTTGCGTCAGCTAAACAAACTGCGCAAGATGAACGACATTCGTTCTGTAGAATTTAAAGACAAACTCAAATTGATACGCAAACAGTATCAACCTCCAGCACAACCCTTAGCCTAATCAGTCGACAAGAAAAAACAGCCGTTTTGAGGGTTAAACACTATAGTTTTTGACTGTTATATTAAATAACAGCACACTTTACCTATAGGAGTTTACCCAATATGAACCGTTTTGAACAATTGATTGAATAC